TCAGTTGACCTTGGCCGCCCTGTCTCGCCGCGAGCGCGGACGCAAGTAACGACCTTCCACCCAGATGTATTCCAAGGGCTTCCCTCGCGGTTTTTTGTGCGCGGCTTCGCTGATCGGGTACACTGGCACGCGCATAAACTGCACGTTGAATTGCACGTCGGCGCGACGCCCGGCGGCAACGCCCTCGAGCTTCACCGCGAGGTCATGCACCATGCCGGGGGTCGCGTCGGTGCTGACGCGTACCTGGAAGCTGTACTCGTCGCGGATGCCACCGAAGTCTGTGTGTCGTCCGGCGTGGAAGCTCGAGAGTTGCGCGCCGTCCCAGCGTCGCCAGAGCATCGCGGCGTCCGTCAATGCTTCTTCGTCTTCGCGGCGGATGTCTTCGAGGGTCACGGTGTGGAATCGCGCACTGTCAGAATCATAGAGCATATTCTGATGATAGCAGAATCGTGTTACAGTGAAATGCCCCTCGAGACCTCCCGCTCGAGGGGCGCTTTGATGCCGGGAATTCCTGGTGGCTTACCACTCCGGGTCGTCGGTCCAATGCGGCAGGGGGCAAGTACGTCCGGTCGCGTTGGGTTCACCATCGCGGGCCTGTGGGCATTGCTCGTGGTTGCAATCGCCATCACGCCCTGCCTTGCAACTGGTCAACGGCTTCTCTTGCGCCTTCAGAGTCTCGAGATAACTCGTGACCTCATCCTCGTGGAACAGCGCACCTTGCAAAGCTGTACCTGGCGTCATCCCGTGATCGCGCTCGAGGCCTTGTGCCCATTCCACCTTGATGAGTTGAATCATCCGCCCGTACCCAATGCCTTTGCATGACCGTACAGCTTGCATGAAATCTCGCTCGGTCACGTTCTGGGCCTCCATGCGCTTTAGTAACTTGTCGAGCTTCATGAAGTCACCTGCTCTTTTGCTTTTGCCACAAAGCGCCTATAGCTCGTGTCCGAGAGGATGCGATGCACGGCGATCAGCCATGCCTGCTGGCGGTTGACATACCACTGATCCAATCCGGCAACGCGGGCTTCAGCGTTGAAGCGTTCGTAGGGGTTAGTCATTGAACGCGCGGCTTCGACGGCTTGGCGGTGTGGTTCAACGGTTTCCTCGTATTCGCGTCGCGCGGCCTGCTCAACGTTCAAATCGAACTCGAGCATGTGAACCGCGTGCGGACCCGTGTGAATGATGCAATCGCAGTCCTGACGCTCGAGCTTCAAGCGTGGAACTGCTGCGCGCAGGGCATCCATTAACCGAGCTTCGTTCACCACGCCACCTCGCCGTCATGGGCGGCGGCGTACTGGTCTGCGACCTGCACCGCTGCCCAGTCCGGTACGGTCCACAACTTCTGCGCGCCTGGACACTGCACGGGAACCGGCAGGAAGAACACGTCCTCGAGCCGCCACGCCCACTGCCCTCGCGCTGCCCACGGGTCAGGATCGCCCCGGAAAAACGACGCGAGGCGCGCGGTCGCAAAGATACCGGGACGACAACTGCTCTCGAGGTCAGGCTGTCCTCGCTGGTCAAGCCACGCCTGCAACGCGGCACGGTCTGCGGGGCTGGCGGCAAGCCGCCGCTCGTTACAGCCTTTGATGATCCACTCGAGGTCATCCAAGGCTTCGTCCTCCTCGTAATCCTCGTACTTCGTCACGGGCTTACCGCCGTGCAGGGCGATGGTCTTACCGACCATCTGGCGCGGGGGCGGCCACGTGCGGTTCTCCACGCGCTTACCGCAAATCCAGATCGCCCACGGCCACGGGTGGCGCAGGGTTAACGCGACCAGGCTCATCGCGGGAATTCCTGAATCTGCAAGCGCCAAGGCCATTCCTCGAGGTCTTCGCCCTTCTTGTGCTTCAGCCCAAGCTCCTGGGCGAGGACCACGCCGGTTTGTTTCATAAACACGGCTGCGCTCGAGCGCATGGTCACGTCGTTGATGATCTTGTCCGCCCACTCGAGCGCCATAGGACGCGCCCCGTGACCGCTCTCCCCGCCGATGATGAGCCACTCCACGCCGTTGCGCCAAGGCGCGTGACGCGGATCGTCGGCAGCAAAGTGAGGGATGATGTACGGGGTGACATCCAGCGGGCCGAGCAGTGGCTCGAGGCTGAGAAAGCGCACTTTCACATCGAACGACAGCAGCACCGGGGCGCGTTGCTCGAGCCACGTTTGATTCTCCGCGCTCGCCCCGAGCCAGACGTTGCCGGGCAGCGATTCACGCCCGATCTCGAGCAGTCTTGTGCGCACCGCTCCGATGCGCTTGGTCAGCAGCAACCAATCGAGGTTGGGCGTGGCTTCGACCAAGTTCATGAAATCCGCGAACACCTGACTTGGAACCTCGAGATCGAACGGGTCGCACATCGAAGGAAAAATCTTGCGGCGCACGCCAGCGGCTCGAGCTTGCTTGTCCCAGGTGACGGGTTGCCGCCAGTTCGCGGTGACACGCCGAGGCTTCCCCACACCCCAGTTGTCGTGTCCCCAGCGGTGGTTCAAGGTGTCCGCGTAACAGAATTTGCAGCCGTCGCTGACCTTGGTGCAGCCGATCCACGGCGACCACGTGTGATCGGTCCAGGCGATCCCTGTTTCGATACCCATAACTGCTCCTTTTTAAATCGTGACCAACAACGTCGGCAGAGTGTTAGTGCATCACCATCAGGTACGGCGGCATGGTGGGCTCGAGGCGCGCACGCTGAGTCACCTCATAGGCTTTGAGGACAGCCGTGAACGTCTCTGGCGGCAGCTTCCACCAACCCAACGCACCTCGAGCGACGGGCACAGGCTCCAGCAGGCACACCGGCTCCGACAACGCGATCCCGTAGCGCCCGAAGTACCAAGCACTTTGATCGGCGTGCGAAGCCGGGAGTGGCGCAGGATGCTCGTAGACGCCTTCGACCAGTGACACGCCGACGATCAAGCCGGGTCTACTCATCTCGAGTTCTGTCCTCGAGTACCCGAGCCGCATCATGTGGACAGCGCCGTTGTGATCGAAGCTCTTGGCGGTGTGCCAGGCGATGTAATTCCCGATGAGGTAGTTAGGGCTTGAGCGCCAGTCACGGTTTTCAACCCGTTTAGGAATGCGCGTGCTCGAATCGTCGCGGTTGTCCATCATGGCGATGTCCCACGGGCGCGTCAGGCTGAGCGCGCGAAGGGTAGGGGCGCTCACGCGCCCTCCTCGTCGTCATCCCAATCCAGCGCATCGTCCGGCGTGCCTGCTTGTACGGGCTGCTCTGGCTCGAGGTCGGTATCGTTCAGCTCCTCGTCGTCGGCATCATCGTCCGGGCGCTCGAGGTTGCCGTCATCATCGCCTTCGTCGTCCGGTGCAATGATGTCCTCGAGCCATTGCGGGGGTTGCGTGGCGAGTTCCAGCGCTCGAGCGAGGGCGGTTTGCAACCGCGCAAGGTCAACGCCGGGTTGGAACACGCGGACGATCTCGTCTTCCGGGTCGGTGTGACTGAACTGTTGCACCCGCTCGAATTGCGGCTCGTCTTTGGTCTCGAGCCAGAGCGTCGCGCCGTTTTCAACCAAGGTCATGCGCGCTTCTGCGCCCAGAAAGTACGTCCGCGCGGTGAGATCGCCACCCATGAGCGCTTGCTCGAGCCTGAAATCCCGCACGCGCTCGGTCAGGTTGTGAATCGCACTTTCGAGCTTTACGCCCTTGAGTGCGGCGCACAGTTTCTCGGAAACGATGCAGGACAACCCTGGGTGCTCGGCGTCCAACGCCCGTTGCAACTCCTCCACGGTGAACAGGGCGACCTTGGGCGCGGCATCCTGCGCCTTCTGGGGCTTCACCGCCACGTAATCGCGGTACACCTTGACTTCGAGCGAACCGGGTTTGAAGTGGATGATCGCGCCCTTCGGTAGCGTGTCGTCGTCCTTCGCGGCGCGGTGCGTCAAGCCGTTGATCGCGCGGTACTCCGGGTAGAAGTAATCCTCCCGCACCACTTCCACCCATTTGAACTCGCCTTTCAGTTGCTCCTCGAGCCGTTCCACGCCCTGCGCTTGCAACTCGCGCACCTGCTCGGTGTCCAAGAAGTACGAGTTGTCCGGCTCGAACAGGTCTTCGACAATTTCGCCCTTGTACCACTCGAGCGGGAAGACGGCGACGTTGACGCGGATGTGCTTGTTGCTCATCTCCGCCCGGATCGTGCCTTCGTGCAGCATGTACGGGCTCTTGGCGGCTTTCTTGATGAACGCCGCCTGACGCTCGAAGCTCCCGCCGGTGAACGCCTGCGCCGCCGCCAGCGTGATTTTGTCCTCGAGCAGCAGCGCCTTGGCTTCGGGCGCGAGGCGCTGCGCCAAGCCCACGCGCTGCTTCACCGTCTGCAAGCTCTTGCCGACCTTGAGCGCCAGGCTCTCGAGGTCCGCACCCAGTTGCAGCGCTGCTGCGAACGCCTCGGCCTCTTCCATCGGGTGCATGTCGCTGCGCTGCACGTTCTCGCTGATCGCCAACTCGAGCAGTTCGCGGTCATCGAGTGCCTGGACGCGCACGGGCATCGGGTAGTCGGAGGTCACGCGCTCCTGCTGCACGAGCAGCGACACTGCGCGCCAGCGACGCTCACCGGCGGCGATCTCGAATGTGTCGCCGTCCACCGGGCGCGCGACCAGGTTTTGCAACACGCCCTTCTCGAGGATGCTGGCCGCCAACTCCTCGAGCTTCACCGCATCGAAGCTCTTGCGTGGATTCAGCGGTGAGGGCTTGAGCTTGTAGAAGGGGATGGTTTGCACCGCACTCGAGGGTTGCGAGGGCTCGGGGCGGGTGTCCGGCTCCTCGATGACGACCGGCGCTGCCAGGTCAAACGTTGGCATGGTCCCGAGCACCGCTTCCAAGTTCTCAGGCTTGCCAAGGTCGTCGGCGGCTGGCAAAGGTTCGGTTTGAACAAGTTCGCGCCGGGTGATTCCAGGCTCGAGCGTGTTCCACTCGCCGTCCGTCCAGCGGATGTTCACGGTTTCGTCTGCGTTGATCGCTACCAGTTCCTCAAGCGCTGCCCGCACCGCGCTACGCAGATCGGGGAACGCCTCCGACGAGACAGCGCCCTTGGAAGGCAACTGATACGAGTAGCCGCCTGCATCCGCGCGAATCCAAGCGGAAGAGTGACTCGAGGTGTTGAAGAATAATTCGTAGGCGTTGTGACCGCCGCTGTTCGTGACCCTGAACGCCTTGGCGGGTTGAAGCATCCGGCGTTCAGGCAGATGCGGCCCTGCCTTATCCCCGACCGCTGGCTTGACGACTTCCACCTGGAGTTCAGACGCGATACTGCCGTTCGGCAGTATCGCGTCCTGGGTTTTGTGCAGGACGGTGGTGTTCCCGCCCCACAACGTCACCTCAACATCCTCGTCGGGTCGCACGATGCCCAGCCCCTCGAGCATGGAGCGCGCAGCGTTGGCGACACTGGCGTGCTTCTGCGCCATCTTCTCGCCGTTCGCAGGCACGCAGCGGTACGCACCTCCTACACGGATGATCTTGCCCAGTTCCTCGTCAACGCGCAGCACGTGGTACGTCTCGAGGGCGCTCTCCGTGATGCGGATGCTAGCGGGCGCGCGGTCCTCCACGAGCTCCCCGCTGTAGCGGTGCACCGCGTTCCCGAGCGTCACGCCTTCGACGGTCATGACGCCGGTTTGCGTGGTCCCGGCTTTGTCGGTGAAGGCGACGGTGACGCGCTCGAGCTTCTGGGGCTCGAGCAAGCGCTCTACCGCGTTGCCAACGACGCTCCACAAGTTCTCGCCTTCGGTTTTGACGCTGTTGAAGACGTGCCGGAAAAGTGGAGCGTTCACGACTTTGGTCAGGTCGGCGATGCTGCCCGCGTACTCGCCGCGCCAGTGCATGCGGTAGCCGCATCCGTCGCTGTCGCCGGACTGGAACAACTCGAGGTCAGGTTTGACCGCGAAGGGCTCGAGGGTGGCGATGGGGGCGGACTTACTTGATTTTCTGGGCATTTGCTTCCTCCAAGTGCGTGCGATACGCTTCCCAGCCGTGTTTGTGGATGTACACCAGACGCACCATGACGGTCTCGTGCATCGCCCCGGTCGCGCCATAAGGCTCAGCGGCATCAATCACGACGCGCTCGAGCACCCTGGCGTCGTCCGTGCCGCTCTCGAGATAGCCATAAATGCCTGGCGTGGTGGCGACCTCGAGCACCGCATCGGGGTGCGCCTCGAGCCACTTGCAGCCCACCTCGAGCATGTCCTGACAGGTCTGCTCGTAGCGTTCGCCGCCTTCGATGCCACTCCGGGCGAAGCCGCTGATCTCGCCCATGTCGGGTGTGTGCCGGTACACGCGTTCGCTCATGGGCGGCGCGCGAGTTGCAATTGACGACGGATTGCGTCCCCGTCGCCCTCTGGGATGCTTACGATGTTCGGACCGTCCTTGACGACCAGGGTGTACGTGGCATTCGCCGTCCAGAACAAACCGACGATGTTGTCCAGGTTGATCGTGCTCCCCTGAACGGTGACGAACTGCGGGCGGCGCTCGAGCGATTCGCGGATCTGCGCGGTGATCGCTCGAGTCACCGGGGCGGACAGGTTGACGGTCTTGCGGTTCACAGGCTGCCAACCGTTCTTTTCGTGTACGTAGGCGCGGTCGGCGGCTTCCTGAGGATCCAGATCAACGGGCGGGAATTCGTCGCTATCACTTGCGTCCGGTCTCGGTGCTTCCGGCCACACGGCGTCCACGATGAAACCTCGAGCCTCCATCTCGTCATTCAGCTCTTGGATGTCCACTGGAACTTTGTGCATCTCGATCAACCGCTGGGCTTCTGGCATCGTTGAACCAGTCGGCGCAGGGACCGTGGTGCAGTCAGGCAGGCTCAACTCGAGGTTTTGCCTCGAGTCGTTGGGCAGGTTCAAGCCCAGCAGCGCGAACACGTCCGCGTGCGGGTTACGCAGCGGCTTGCCGTCCACCAGGAAGCGCTCCATGAACTCATGGCGCTCCGCAATCTCCGCCGCGAGGTAGGCGGTGTTCATAACCTCGCTGTCGGTGGCGTGCGGCGACACGTACCACTTGCGGCAGCCTTGCAGGTGTAGCGCGGTGTCCGACGCGTCGGTGTTGTCGGTTTCAAAGAAGCGCCACTGCAAGAAGAAGCCTTCGCCCATCTCACCAATACGAAGCCGCCAATTTTTGTACTCGACGCGGCAGAGCAGCGCCAAGAGTGATTCTGAGGTTTGCAACATCGTTACTCCGTCTCGAGCGAGAAAATAGATTCCTGTGCCCGCAGCAGTTGCTCGAGTTGCTGCGAAGCGCGCAAGTTGACGACCGGACGCGGCTCGGGTTGCGGCGGTGCTGGCGTTGACTCGGTGGCGTCTGGAGCGCCGTGTGCGAGTGGGTAGAAGGGCGTGTAGTACGTATTCCAGACCTCGAGGCTGAGCGTGTTCCCGCGAATCACTCGCGCGGGGACGCCGTGCAGCGTCAGGTTGATGAGCGCCATGTCCACGGCCGCCGCGCTGACATCCCACGCCTCGAGCCGAATGCGGGTGCTGTTCAAGCCGCGCTCGTGCATCCACTCCACGAGCGCAAGCACCAGTTGCCCGGAGCCGCACGCGGGTTCCTGGATCGTCACGGGTTCGGGCTTGTCGAAGATCGTGGCGTCACCACACAACCCGAACGCCATGAGCCTCGAGATTTCGTAGGGCGTGTGGAACTCGCCGCCCCATTGCTGTCCTTTTTTGCCGAGCCATTCCTGGTGGACGGGTCCGAGCACGTCGCGGTAGGTGTGCTCGCCCGCTTCGATCATCATTTGCGCCATCGCGTGAGAGAACAGCGTCATGCTCTCCGCGTCCCAGCGCTGGCGCTCCGCCTCGAATTCCGCTTCGCGGTCGGGCAGACTGGCAATTCGGCTCCAGCCGCGCATGCCGCGCTCCATCGCGTCCAGCGTGACCGCGCGTTGCATGTCGGGTCCGACGATGCAGCACGAGGACAGGCGCAGGAAAGCGGGCCAGACCTCGTGAAGGCGATACCCGGTGTTCGCGGAGATCGTCTCGAGGTGCTTGGTGTATTCGAGGCGGAGGGAGCCGAAGGTGGGCATGGCTTAGCGCGTCGGGAAACGCCCTTCCAAGTACTTAAGGACGCGCGGACGCGCGTCCCATTCCAAATTTTTGAGTTTGCTGACGCAGGCATCTATCGCTCGAGCCTCGGGGTCAACGAGGTCGTCGGTTGAGGGGTTTGACGTTGTTGGAGCGAGCGGCGCGGGTTGCACGTCAGTCGGCGCGGGGGCGACGGAGATACTGGGTTCAGCGCGCTCCTCTTGGGGCGCTTGAAACACTTCGGTGCGACCGTAGAGCTTCGCGGCTGTCTTGCCCGTGCCGCTCGAGCGGCAAACGATGACCTTGTCCTCGAGCAACCCTTTAAGTGCGTAGTCAATCTTGTGGCGCAACTCGCCGGTCAACTCCAGCAAGTCGCTCACGGTCAGCGGTTCCGTTGCCTCGGCAAATTCGTTGGCGAGACGGTCATAAACGGTGATTTCTCGGATGGGTGGGTCCATGGGTGTTTCCTCCTCGGGTGTCGCACGCTCGAGTTCAGGGGTCTCGGGCGCGGCTAGGGGCGTCGGGTCGGGTTGCCGGATGGGTTTGGCGGTGGTGGGTTGACGCGTGTTAGCGACGACCTTCCCGGCTTCGGTGATGTCCACGAAGCCGGTGAAGTCGCGCGAGATCAGGCGGCGCTCGAGCGCGTCGTCCATGACCACGCCGTAACGCGTGTAAAGGTCGAGCCAGATGCGTTTCTGGATGTTCTCGCGGTTGGCGCTCAGGTGATCGAGCAGGTTTTGCAGCGTGAGCATAGTCCCCTATTCCCCTAGGATGCTGGCGCGGTGGGTTTGGCGGGCGCGTTGTCGGTCGCGCCGGGCGTTTGCACGATGTACAACTCGCGCATCGCGCGCGTCACCGCGACGTACTCGAGGTTCTTCTCCTGCGCTCGAGCCTGGCTGGATTTGGCCATCGGATGCGGGAGCTTTTCCGGGCAGAGGATGAAGACGCGCTCCGCCTCGAGCCCCTTGCTGCGGTGGATGGTGCTGAGCAGGATCGTGCCGCGCTCCGGGTCGTCGGCGAACAGGTCTTGAATGTGGGCACGCACGTCCGCCAGCGACTGCGCTCCGGCGCGTCGCGCGTGCTCGTACACCGCCAGCACGCTCTCGGTCTTGTCGTTGATGCTGATGACCAGTTGCTCCGGGTCGGGGCGTTTCATGGCCTGCTTGATCTGGAATTCGCTCCACTGCCAGATCGCGTCCTCGAGCCGCTCGAACGTCGCGCCCTTCCACCCGCCGACCTCATCGAGAACCTTGAGCAGTTGCGCGCCGATGTCCCTGCCCTTGACCTTGGCGCGTTTGCCCTGGCGGATGAGCCAGAACGCCATGCCGATCAGCGGCGCGGTCACGCGGCACAGCACCATGTCGCGCTCGGTGACCTGGTGCGTGAACCAAGCCTCCTCGACCAGCTCGACCTTGCCGCGCGGCGCGTCGTCGCGGGCTTGCAGGTGCGGCACGATCTCCTGGGCGCGTTGCACGACGCTCCCGGCGCAGCGGTAACAGATTGAGAGCGGCAATTGCAGGGCGCGGGTGCGCTCGCCGATGCGCTCGAAAGAATCGTTGTTTGCCCCGGCAAAAGCGTAGATCGCTTGAAAAGGATCACCGACGAAGACCTTGCGACCCTGCGGATGCGTGCTGCGCAGGATCAACTCGAGTTGCGCGCTCGAGAGGTCTTGGCATTCGTCCACGAGCACGGTGCGGTACTGTTTCGGTGTCAAGTTGAGCGCCACCGGCAGGTAGACCATGTCGTCAAAGTCAATGATTCGCTCTGGACCGAACTCCTTGGAGTCAACCCCAAGACGCAGGATCACCGGCAATGCCTCGAGCATCAACTCGGGTTCCGGCAGGTCCACGTCGTAATCGGTGGCGATCTTCAGCACCGCGTCGGTCGTGGGCGGGGTCAGGGTCACGCGGACGATGTGCGCGAGCTTGTACAGGGCTTCCTTGGCTTCGCGCAGCTTCGGGTACTTCTCCGCCGCGCTCGAGCCGTAGAGGTCGTTCAGCGTCCAGTAGTGGTCAATGATCTTGTGGAACTTGCGGTTGTCCACGTTCAGGCGACCGAAGCGCGCGGCGAGGGCGGCGTACCCGACGCCGTGGATGGTCTTGACGGTGACACCCCTGGGCGCGCGCTCCTCGAGCACCTTGGCGATTTCTTTGTTGAACGCGCAGAACAGCGTGTCCTCCAGGGTCGCCTGCGGTTGGCGTTTGAGCAGTTCCACAAGCGTCGTGGTCTTGCCGCTGCCCGCGACGGCGTTGACCTGAATGCTGCCGCCCGGCTCGAGCGCGTCGAAGCCGGTGAAGACCGCCGTCTGGTACTTGCTGGGCGTCACGGCTGCACCTCGCTCAACAAGAGCGCCTGGTACACCTTGACTCGAGCGCGGGCAAGTGCCAGTTCGCTCTCGGCAAACTCGCTTTCCGCCTGCCGGTGACGCACGGTGGTCTCGAGGGTAAACAAACCGTGCCTGGCTTGCTCGAGGTCGTCGTGAGCGCCGCTCAGTTCGCGCTTTGCAACCCTGGCGTTTCGGGTCGCCGCGTCCAGCACCTCGAGCGCTTCGGTCAACTGTTGGGCAATGTTCATCCTGTCTCCTTTGGTTATGAGTATATTGGTTATAACCTATACTGTCAAACATCACAAAGAAGCGCCCGCGCAGGGTGAACACGGCGCGGGCAGATGGACGAACTATGTAACGGGCATGTAATTCGAGCGGCTAATCCTCTATCGCATCCTCGAGCACGGTGCTCAAGTATTCGCTGAGCCGCATGCCCTTTTTGACCGCCGCGATTCGCGCCCGCTCCGCCAGTTCCTCGGGCACTTGAATGTTGAGTTGCGCCAAGCCCAGACGCTTGCGGTACTCGGCTGCCGACTCGAACGGCTGATGGGTGACTTGGCTGCGCTTGGGCATCTCTAGACCTCTTGTCCCCTAGACGCTCGAGCGCCGGTCACAACGCGCGCCTCGAGACGACCTCGACCGCACGACCGACGACGACCGCTTCGTCCGGCGCGTAGGGTGGATACGCGGTGTTGTCGCTGGTGAGCATCACACCGACCGGATCCGGGTAGAGCCGCACACGCTTCAAGACACTGCCTACCCCGTCCACACGCACGACGTAGATGCGGCGGTCGCGCGGCTCGAGGTCGGTGGTGTCTACCAGCACCACGTCGCCGTCGCGGATGTCGTTGGGACTGCCGGTGCTCATGCTGTCGCCCATCACGCGCACCGCTTCGATGCCGGGACGCGCGAGGCTGCGCGGGATGCTGACCGCGCCGAAGTCGTGCGATTCAATCGGTAAGCCGTTCCCGGCGGCGGCGATGTCGCGCACGCGGACCATCACCCAGTCTTCGAGGTTGGTGGTGAACCCGCCGCGCTCGAGCGTTTCGGGCGTCAGTTCCTCGAGCGGGCGATTGCCTTTGAGGTACGGCACGCCCAGCGCGGCGAGCATCTCCTGCACGCTCCACTTGTAATGGGGTGCGTTGCGCTCGAACCAATCGAGGTTGTAGTTAGCGATGTTCTCGAAGCCCGCCTCGAGCCGCGACAGGTGCGCTTGGCTGACGTTCATTCGCCGCGCCATCGCGGTCTGCGTGCGCTCCCCGCTCGGGGTGTCGGGCAAGTTTTCGCGCCGGTCACGCAGCACGTCACCTTGCTTGATCCACGGGCCCGGCTCGCCTTTTCGCACCCGTGTCGTCGCCCCCTCAAGCGTCATGGCGTCCAGAGTGACACCCTGGGCACTGTCCTGTCACATAAGTTATAGGGTATAACCAAAGTCCCGGTACAACGTGACCAATAGTTGACCCTATAGGCTCTGACCAATATACTGATAACCAATGGCACTAAGTCAAGTCTTGCAGCAACTCAACCTCGAGACCGGACTTCGCGTCAAGGAGGTCTCCGACCTCTCCGGCATCCGCCAGAGCGAGGTGAGCGAAATCCTCAACGGCCACAACACCAACCCGAAGCTCAACACCCTGCGCGCCTTGGCGCTCGCGTATGGCTTGCGTCTGGACGAATTCGTCACGCGGATGTGTGCGCTCGAGGACGGCAAGCGATGACCGCGCTCGAGCCGCGCACCTGCAACCCGCAAGAGTTCGCCGCCGCCATCGGCACGAGTGCCGAACGCGTGCGCGACCTGTGCCACGCAGGCGAAATCGCTCACGTGCGCTACGGGCGTCACATCAAGATCCCCCTGTCCGAAGTGGACGACTACCTCACGCGGGAGAGCCGCAAACGGCTCAAGAGCCCTCTGGACTCGAGACAATAAAAAACCCGCGTGGGGCGCGGGAAACCTCGAGGTTTTTTGATTTGGAAAGGAACGAAATGGAGCATAGCAAGGTTTCGTCGTCGCCGCAAGAGGTCCTGCACCGCGCGCTCCAGGACGGACGGCTCGCGCCGGAGTTGCGCGACGCCGCCCGTGACGCGCTGGGGCTCACGTCCAAACGCGACCTCGAGGAACGCGAGCAGCGCTCGCGGGACGAACAACTCATCCGCGCTGCCGACGGCGTGGTGACGATCAGCGCGGCGTCGCTGCGCGAACTGCTCGACATCGCCCAGACCGCGTCTTGGCTGGTCAACGGCATTGTCGAAACAAGGCACTTGCCCGCCGACGCTCGAGCCGCGCTCGTGCGCTGCGGGATGCTCGAGACCGCCAGGGGGGTGCAGCGCCGTGGGTGAACCGTTCAACCCGAAAGATCACCTCATCAAGTCCAAAGGGCAGAAGGACTACCTCGAGGTCAAGTGGAGGATGGTCTGGCTGTGCGAAAAGGAACCCAAGTACCGCATCCGCACACAGATCGTCCCCAGTCCGACCGGCGTCAAGGGCATCACCGCTCGAGCCGAGGTGGACATCTTGGACGACGCCGGGAACGTCGTGCGCTCTGCCGAGGCGCACAAGAGCAGCAACGGCTTTGCGGGCGGCGACATGGAGAAAGCCGAGACCGGCGCGATTGGTCGCGCGCTGGCGCTGCTCGGTTACGGCACGCAGTTCGCGCTCGAGTTCGACGGCGACGACCCCGACGAGTCGCCTGTGGACAGTCCTGTGGACAACGGCACGCAGACTGTGGACAAGCTCAAAGCGAGCGGCGCGGTCAAACCGGCCAGCCAGGTCGGTGCGCCGACGAACGCGCGCAAACCCTACCAACCTGACGCGAGTTTGGACGAACTGCCCAAGTACGAGCACGACGACGTGCCCGCCGAGGACGTGGTGAACAAACCTACCCTCGCCAAGTTGCGCTCGGTGGGCAAGGCGCTGTTCAACCTCACCGGCACGGACCTCGACCTGCGCCTCGTGGACGGCTCGAGCAAGATCCTCAAGATGCGCGTGCAGCGACTCGAGGCATTGCACCGCCAAGATGCCGCCGACGTGCTCGAGCAGATTACCGAAACAGCGGTCAAGCGCGGGGTTTGGCAGGCGAAGGCATGACGTTTAAGATCGCCGATTTTCAAGCCTGGCTCGAGGCTCAGCCTGCTGAGGCAGTCGTTGGGTTGCCGCGCAGCAACGACCACTGCCCCATCGCGTCTTGGCTGTCCGACACCCTGTCCGTCACCGTCACGGTCTCCTCGATAGCGTTTCGCGTCCAGGGCTACTTGCACGAGTTACCACGCTGGGCGCAGCTCTTCGTGCTGTTCGTGGATCAGCAGGGGAATGCCGAGATTAACGCGTCCCAAGCGCTGCAACTACTCGAGCGCGCGAGGATCGTGAAGGCTGACGCGGTGATCGTATGAGCGACGCCGTGGAGAAGTTCGCGCAGTTCCTCGAGTTTTGCGCTGAATCGGCTCGAGGTCAGGCGGTGTCGTTTCGCAAGCAAGCCGACCACTGGGAGCGCCAAGCCGAAGCGCTGACGACCAGCGCCGCGCAGGTCCGCGAGCGCGGGGCGCGGCTCGAGCCGCTGCTGGCCACCGACCCGCTGCAAACGATGTTCGACCAGTTGCCCAGCGCGACCGCCAAGGACGCCGCGCCGACTCCAAAGCAAGACCTCCTGCCCCTCGAGCCGTCGCAACCTAGGGGACTAGGGGATTACGACCACGACGCAGTGCAACCCGGCGACGCCACGCCGGAGAACACGCGCCGCCGCCTCTACCAGATCGCCGGTCTGCTCTGGCCCGAACTCAAGGGCGGCGAAACCCGCGACGCGCTGCTCGAGTTCGCCTCCACGGTGCTCGGGCAGCGCGTTCAACACACCAGCAAACTGCGTCGTCGTGACGCCTGGCGGGTCTGTCAGGAACTCGAGGCGCAAGCTGCCAAACAGGGGATAGGAGAACTCGCATGATCCATCGTCGCCGCCGGGATCGCGGCTTTTTTCAGATGTCCAACCGCCCGGCTCAGGACAAAACCCTGAGCCTCGAGGCCAAGGGGCTGCTCGCGGTGATGATGTGCCGCCCCGAGGACTGGCAGTTCTCCATGACCTGGCTCGAGGCGCAGAGCGACAACGGTACGCACGCGCATCAGCGGGCTCTCGCCGAACTCGAGCGGCACGGTTACGTCGTGCGCGGGCAGCGGCGCGACTCGAACAACCGCATCACGGGCGTCGAGTGGGTCGTGGACGACGAACCCATGAAGGCCAGTGAGGTGCTTGGTGAATACGGGCTGACACCGCTGCCTCGAGCGAAAACCCGAAAGGGCACTGTCCCAGACGCGAAGTTTCCAGACGGCGGTTTTTCAGTGACTGGAAATCCCGGACGCGGGAAATCCGGGAGTACTAATACGGGAACTTCACTAACACGTGAGGACAAAGACACCCCCTTACCCCCTGCGGGGGCTGGAGGGGCGCAGGCGGTCGAAGGTGAGAGTCCGCCCGAGGAACCCCCTTCGGACGCCGGTGAACGTGACCCTGTTGAACCGGGCAGGCCGGGCCGTGCCGGGAAGACGCGCACAGGTGGGAAGGATCTTCCGCGCGGCGCGGCGCGCAAAAATCCTGCGTGGGACGCGTTCTGTGCCGAGAACCCCGTGCCTGAGTGGTTGGATTTAACACACTGGGACAAGTGGCTCAAGGACTTGGGCGAGCGCCGCGTAAAGATGACCACCGGACGCATCGAGGCGCAACTCGAAGCCCTCGAGACGCTCGTTAAGGCGGGCGAGACGCAGGCGGCGATCATCAAGCGCAGCATCGGGCGCGGCTGGCAGAGCTTCTACCCGGAGCGCGGCGCACCTTCAGCGGGTGACGCGAAGTCCGAAGCGAGCGATCAGTACTCGAGGTTTCGCCGATGACGCGCGACATCCCGATTCCGCGCTTCGACGAAGAGGGCAAGTTCGTCGGATACGTCGGAGCGCGCACCGTGGAGGTGCTTGAGCCGACCCCCGTGACCCCGCCGCTCGCCGCACGGCTCGAGGGCGAACTCGTTGCCCTGGCAAAACGCCCGCGACGAGTGCGCGACATTGACCCCGAACTGCCCGTGTGCCCGGTGTGCGGCGCTCGAGACGACGCGGGCGACGTGCTGCGCGGCGGTGCGTACCGGACCGACTGGCGCGACCTGTACGACCTCGAGCACGACTGCGATTGCGGCGTGAAGCACCCCGACGCTTACGACGCGGGTTTGGTCGCGCTGTGGCAGGCTCGAGGGCGGCGCAAAGCGTTCATGCTCAGCGTGCCCGAGCGCTTCCACGACGCGCGACTGACCAATTACCGTCAGCAACCGGGCAACGTGGACGCCTACCGCGCCGCTCGAGCGCTCGAACTGGGCTCGAGCCTCTACATTCACGGCGACCCCGGCAACGGTAAGACACACCTCGCGGTCGCCGCCGCGCTGCGCCTGACCGCGCGCGGCACGGCGCGTTACCAGAGTTGCGCGACCCTGCGCGGCGACGTGATGGACGCCATTCGCGCCAAGGGCGAGAAACCCGATTGGCTCACGCCGGACGTGCTGATCCTGGACGACATGGACAAGGCCGCGCCGGGCGAGTTCGTCTTTGAACTCGTCTTCAGTGCCCTGGACATGCGTTGGTCGCGCGGCAAGACGACCATCGTCACCGCGAACCACGCGCCCGGTTGGGTGGCGGACCGAATCGCGGTCATTAAACAGGGCGACGCGCTGGTGCGTGACCGACCGAGCGCGAACGCGTTGCTCTCGAGGTTGACCAGCGGCGTCACAGTGGAGGTCGTCGCGCCCGATCAGCGCATCGGGCGCGACGGAAAGGACAGTCATGGCGAGTGAGAAGACAAGGCAGATGGCAGCGATTGCAGGAGCCCCGTATGCAGGCGGCAAGGTGCGACCGCGGCGGTTGATTCCGCTGTTCCGGTACTACGCCAAAGACGGCAAGCCGCTGGTCAAGGGTTTGAGCGTCGTGCAGATCGAGCAGTGGCGGCACGTACCGAACGGCGGGTTGCTGCTGCTGCGCCTCAAAAACGAGTTCGCGCAGCGCCCGGACTTGTTCCCGCAGTTGAACCGACCGGCACGCTCGAGGGCGCGGCGGTGAATCCGGCGGCCACGCCGCAACCTGCTCCCCAGCCCGGAAAGCAAATCGTCGTGGAAGCCGTGCTCGAGTCAATCCGGGTCAACTTCATCCACCCCGCCTCGCTCAAGCATCTCATCATGGACGACTTGTCCGAGCGTGCAGCGGTCGGGTTGCAGAAGTACGGCAGGCTTCTCGAGACACACAACGGGCGCGATGCGCTGATGGACCTCTACCAGGAAGCCTTGGACGGTGTGATGTATGCCGCTCAGTACCTGCTCGAGGCGGCTCAAGACACCCCTGAATACGAAGAGCGTCTGTTCGTCTTCGGACATGCTCAGGTGCTCTTGTTTTCCGTGGCAGGACGCGTCGCCGACAGGAGCGCAAATGAACTTATCCCCTGAAACCCAAATCCTTTGCGAGCGCCTGCGCGTCCTCAACCGCCAAGGGCTCGAGGCGATGCTCTCCCAGGCGGTGGTGGTCCTCGAACTCGAGGGGCGTCCCGACGTGGAGCGGATCGGCGTACTCGCCTTCTGCGCGGGCGACGAGCACCTGCGCTGGTCGCACTGGACGACGAGCACGCGCCTCACTGTGGGCACGTACCTCACGCGTCCCCTGGGGCTCGAGCGCGTCTTGGGTGCGCGCTTCTCCGAGTTCCGCGTCGCGTACCGCGCTGCCCAGCACGCCAAACGCTTGCTTCTCGGGCGTGACCGCTACACGCCCAGCGCGGCGGCAGAGGCGGCGCTCGAGCTGTTCAAACCCTTGCGCCGCGACGAGGCCGAAGAACTGCACAACCGCCTCAAAGCAGAGAATTTCGAGCCTGTAGCCGTTGACCTGGGCATCACCGCGCCCGTCGTCTCCGAGGCGTTCACGATGGGCTTCGCGCGCTTCGAGGCGATCACCGGCAACTCGCGCACGCAGGCGCTAGAGCGCATCGGCGGCATCCTCAACGACTTTGACGACCTGACCCTGCGCGCGCTGGACGCGGCTGCGGTCGCCGGTGTTCACGACCTTGCGGGCGTCGTGCGGATCGCCCTTGACCTACTCGAGACCGAGCCCGGGCATACCCTAGTCACCTGATGCGGACCTGATACAATCCTAATCCTAGGGGACTAGGGGAACAGGTGACGCGACTCGAGCAGAGCGGGTTGGTAACACGCGGGGCGATCATGCTCCTCGGGCGCGATGATCGCCCCGCCCTCTCGTACATCCCCGGCTGTCACTGGCCCGGCGTGGACAACGTACCCGACGACGGCTACACGGTGGACTACCTTCCCGGAACCGAGATTGAACCTGTGACCGACAATTTCGAGCTGGAAACCGCGAACGTTCGTAATATGCTCTGGCATGCCGCCTGGCGTGCCCACGAACACACGTACCGCGTGCTCATGGCGCTCGACGCGACCGGAGACGTGCATGTCTCGAGGGTCAGTTACGCCCCGGTCGTGGGTCTGGGCAGGGAGTGGTTTATTCGCACGTTGACCAAACTCGACGCCCTGGGCTACATCACGCGCAGCCGCGAGAGCATCGCGCTGCGCCCCGAGTGGCGCGGGTTCTTCTGGGATTTCCTGGCAGACAAAAGAGCGGGGGCGGCTCGAGCCGCCCCGTTGGAGATCGCGTGACCGCGCCGCGTTCAGCAGCCCTTGCTGCAAAGACCACCGCTGCCCGACGTGCCGTCGGCGTGGGCGACGGGTGCGCTGGCGGCGAACAAGGTCAGGGCGAGCAGCACGAGCTTCAACAAGTTCTTCATACGTCCTCCTTGTCGGCCGTGCCCGCGCTGATCTTGCAGCGACGGTTCGCCGACGCCCAAAGGGTACTAAGCCAGCACGAAGCCCGGAGTGAACTAGTGCAACGCTGGGACGCGATGCTCGTCTTACAGCAGGGCAACGCGCAAGCGGCAGCGGCAGGGCTCGAGCGCCTGTGGGCGGCGGGCGACGTGGATGCGACCGGGTTGCTCGCGTGCGCGCAGCGCCAACTTGGGGAGCCCCGCGCGTACCTGATGGCGGTCTCGAGCGAGGACAGCGCGCGCATGACTCCGGCGATGCGCGCCTACTACGAGCGCGAACGCGGACTGCTGCACCAGGAGCGCGAGGAGTGGCATCACGCCGCGCACTGGTTCGAGCGCGCTTGGAACACCTGCCAGCACAGCGACCTGCGCGCCTATCAACTTGCGCCCATCGGGCAGGACTTCGCGCAGATGCTCGAGCGACTGGGCGAAGACGCCCGCGCCGTGCAAGTGCTCGAGGCCTACCTGAGTGCGGCGACCGACGACCGCCGCCTCGTCGCGCTCGCGCGGCTGCACCTGTGCCTGACCCGCCTGGGTCGCCTGAGCGACGCCGCTGCGCTCGAGCCGGGCGCAGGTGTCGCCTGGGCGTATGCGCGCATGGTCTTCGAGCGTTACTCGGGACGCCCGAACGCCGCGTTGCTGCTGGGCGCTGATCGCCTGGTCTTCCCGCCGGGCGAACACATGGCTCAAGCCGATTACCGCTGGTTCGTGTTCTACCAGGCGGTGCTGGCGACCCGCGAGCGCTCGAGCGGCGACGCCAACAACCTCTTGGCGATGACCTTCCTGCGCGACAATGCCGACACCGAGCGCGAACGCGCGTTCCTGTCCCTGCTCGAGGCGCGCGAGTGCCTGCACACGAACAACGTGAAAAGCGCCGAGTTTCGCACGTCCGAAGCCATCGCGCGCTTCGCGTATCAGCAACTCCGGCGTGAGGAAGCCTTAGCGCACCTCGTCATGGTCGAGGTCTGCGAGCGCATCGGGGAACCCTTGCGCGCTCAGCGCTCGCTCGAGCGCGCCCTCGAGATCGCCACGCCGCGCGGCTTGGGCTTCTTTCTCGAGTGCGAAGCCCGCGCCCTGCCGCGCGCCCGCGAACTGCTGGCGCGCAGTAACCCGCGCGACTCGAGCGCCGAAGCCAACGTCATCACCGTCTACGACGAGCATCTGACCGTCAACGGCAAACCGCTCAGGCTGCGCTACAAGGGCGCGGCGCGCCTGTTCAAGTACGTCGTCGCCAACCCCGAGTTCACGATGGAAGCGGTGTGCGTTGCCCTCGAGTACTTCGACGCGAACTGGATCCATCAACTCAAGCACGCCCTGTGCCGCGAGGTTCCGGGCTTGAGCATCGAGTACGACCGCGAACAAAAGCGCTACACCACGCGCCTCGAGAACGCTGTCGTGCGCTACGCGGACGTTTGATAAGTGTCTTAGCAGGCCTATCACGGTAGAACTACGCCTGTGATCGTCCTGGCGTTCGACCCCGGCCCGCACAGCACCGCGTTCGCCCTCGTGCAGGGCGACGAGCGTCAGCAGCAGGTCGTGGAATCGGGCAAGGTGCTGAGCGCCGCGCCGGAGTTGAAAGCGCTGCTCGTGCGCGTGGCGACACGGGACGCGCGGCTCCTGGTCGCCGTGGAGACCGTCGCCGGGTACTTGGCGCACCCGGCTCGAGCCGCCAGCCTGTTCGAGACCGCCAGGGTCGCCGGGTTGATTCTCGGACTCGCGCATCCGTGCCCGACGTTCACCTTGCCCGCGAACGCGACCGGCAGTGCCGACTCGTGGCGCTTGCGGCTGTGCCGCAACCCCCGAGCCGGTGACGCACAGGTGCGTCGCGCGCTGACGGATCGCCGCGTGCGCGTGCGGGGTTTGAGCACGCACGAGCGGGACGCCGTGGGGCTCGGGGTGGTGACGCTGCTCTCGAGCCGCGTGATTCGCCGCCTGTACAACCTGGAGGCCGCGTGAACGCCCCGCTCGTCACCGTCACGCGCGAGGCGAAGTTCGACGCCGCGCACTCGATCCCCGGTTATCCCGGCAAGTGCCGTGAGACCCACGGTCACACCTGGCTGCTGGCGATCAGCGTCACGGGCCCGGTGATGGACCTCGAGCCGTGGCGTGCCGAGCGCGGGATGGTCGTGGACATGGGGGCGATCAAGGACTGGCTGGCGCTGCTTACTGCCGAGCTTGACCACTCGCTCTTGAACAACGTCGTCACCTGCCCCACAACCGAGCGCGTGCTGCTCTACATCGCTGCTCGAGCGCAGGCGGAGTTGAACCCGGCGCTGCCCGACGGCTGCTGGGTTTCCAAGGTCGCCCTGTCCGAGCAGCCGTTGACCCCACGCTTCTGGGCGGAGGTCGTGCTCGATCCGACCCGATAGCATTTCTGTGCGAGCAAAGTCTAGCGAATTGTTTACGTTTCGTGCATAATCGAAGGGAGCCGCGAAGGAACGATGTCCACCTACCCCGTACACGAACTCTTTGCATCCTGGCAGGGCGAGGGCATCCACACCGGCACGCCCGCCTTCTTCGTGCGCCTGTACGGCTGCCCGCTGCATTGCCCGTGGTGCGACGCCGCCGGGACATGGCATCCCGAACACGTGCCGCACCGCCTCGAGCGCCATAGCGCCGCCCGCCTCGCCGGACTCGCGCGAGAAAGCGGGCGCGAACTGGTCGTCGTCACCGGCGGCGAGCCGTGCATCCACGACCTGAACGACCTCGCCTACGCGCTGCGCTTCGAGGGCTTGCGCGCACACCTCGAGACCAGCGGCGCGTACCCGATTCGCGGTGAATGGGACAGCATCTGCGTCTCCCCCAAGTGGAATGTCAAACCGCTGCCCGCAAACCTCGAGCGCGCCACGGAGTGGAAGCTGATCGTCGAGGACGCCTCGAGCATCCGCGAGTGGTGGCGCGTCCTCGAACCGCACCACCGCGGTCAACCTGTGTGGTTGCAGGTGGAATGGTCGCAGCGCGGCGACCGGGCGACGTGGGACAGCATCTACACCTGGAGCGCGCAGCACCCGCGCACGTTCCGCCTCGGGTATCAGATGCACAAGGTTTGGGGCGCGAACGAACTGACCGACGCCCGCGACCCGCGCAGCGCCGCACCCGTGCCGTTGGGCGGAGACCCGAGCCGTGGTTACTAACCCCGGTCACGACGCCGTGCGCGCCCTGCTCGTCGCCATCGGCGAGAACCCCGACCGCGAGGGCTTGCGCGATACACCCAAGCGTGTGTACAACGCCCTGCTCGAGATGACCCAGGGTGCGCGCACCGACCCCCGCGCGCACCTCGAGACCACCTTCGACCTCGCCGACGCGAATGGCGAGCACACGCGTTACGGCGACCTGATCCTCTCGAGCGCCCTGCCGTTCACCAGCCTGTGCGAACATCACCTGCTCGGCTTCTCCGGCGAAGCGCACATCGCCTACATTCCCGGTGCTGGCGGGCGCGTCGTCGGCTTGTCCAAACTCGCGCGCCTCCTGGAGGGTTACGCGCAGCGCCTCCAAGTCCAGGAGCGCCTGACCGTGCAGATCGCCGAAGCGCTCGAGCACGCCCTCGAGCCCGCCGGGGTCGCCGTGCTCATCCGCGCTCAGCACTCGTGTCAAGCGTGTCGCGGCGTGCGCAAACCTGGCGTGATGCTCACCCTTCAAACCCGTGGGCAACTGGCGACCGCCGAAGCTCGAGGCGAGTTCCTGCGCCTGTGCGGGTTTTGACGCGGGCAAAACGATGCACGTCCACCTTGCCGACGCCGCCAAACCCGCCGTGACCATCCGCGCCGCGCGGCTCGAGCCGACCCACGCCAAGTACCTGATCTCCTACGCCTACCGCGCCGGGCTCGAGGACGGATACGGCGCGCTTATCCGTGACTTCGCCGCGCGCGGCGTGCGTGCCCGCTTGCTGCTCGACAGCGGCGCGTTTACTGCGTTCACCACCGGCAGACGCTTTACCGTCGAAGGCTACGCGGACTGGGTGTGGACGGTCAAAGCCGCCCTGGGTACGCACCTCGAGTCACTGGAGTACCTGAACCTCGACGTGATCGGCGATCAAGCCGCGACCTGGGCGAACCAGACCGCGCTCGAGCGCCTGGGCTTGAACCCCGTGCCGATCCTCACGCACACCAGCACCGACCACGACCTCGAGCGCATTCTCGGACGCCCCTACCCGTACTTCGCCCTGGGCGGACTGGTCGCCCTGCGCGGTGACAAAGAAGCCGTGACCACCTGGCTCGACCGCGTGTACAAACGTCTGCTCGAGCACCGCCGGAAAAGCGGCACGCTCGTCAAAACGCACCTCCTGGGCTGCACCTGGCAGTGGCTGTTGATGCGCTACCCGGCGTACTCGAGTGATTCCAGCACGTGGATGCACCCGATTCGCTACGGCAAACACGCCAACTCGCGCCTGCCGTTCATCCCCAAAGCCCGCGTGGACGGCGACCTCACCCCGCAGATCCACGCGCTGCGGTGCGAAATCCAAACCGTCAAAACGCTGGAGAGCGACACCACGCGGCTGTGGGAGGCGCGCGGCATCACCTGGAGGCAGCCATGACCGATCTGAACGCGACCGCCGTCCTCACCGCGCATCACCTGCCCGTGGACCTGAACACCACTGACGAGGGCTTGCGGGTCAACATGCACGTCATCCCCCTCGCCAAAATCCACCCCAACCCGTGGAACCCGAATAAGCAGGACGACCCGACGTTCCAAGCGCTCGAGGAGAGCCTGTCCGAATTCGGTGACTTCGACCCGATCACCGTGCGCGCTCACCCGGAACTCGAGGGCGAATACCAGATCGTGGACGGCGAGCACCGCCACCGCGCCCGCACCGCCAAGGGCTACAAGTTTGCCCTGGCAAATGTGCTGGACCTCTCCGACGACGAGGCGCGCAAGCTGACCGCCGTCACGCTCGAGGATCGCGGTAGACCCGACAAGATTCTGCTGGCGAAACTGCTCTCAGAACTGGACGACAACGGCGTGGATCTCGAGACCAGTCTGCCCTACGACCCCAGCGAACTCGAAGAACTCCTGAAGCTCGCTCAGACCGACTGGGAAGGCGAGTACGAACGCAAGCAGGAACAAAAGGAACCCAGCGCGCCGCCCCCACCCTCCAAAGAGCCGCCCGCCGCCCCCGGCGAGTGGGTGACGTTCACCGCGCGCATGACCTTCGAGGATCACCAGGCGTTCCTTGATGCGTACAAGCTCATCCACGACGGGACGAAGCTCAGTGACAAGGTGGAAATCGCCAACGGGCAGGTCATTCACTCGCTCGCGGCGGAGTACTTGGCGGGCGCGAATTACGCTCGAGACGAGGGCGACGAGGAAGATCGGGAAAATCCTAACGACTGAACGCGCGTGGACTTAGGATTTATCCGACCTCACGCTTCAAAACGAACACGCCAGAATCGGGGATAGCCTCCTCGAGTTCACCCGGCATCGTGTCCAATCGAAAGCGCATGTCTGCGCGGTACGCGGAGGCGCTTACCACTGGCATTGTTTGAAAGTCCACCGGAAGCCGCAAAGTGCGCCACGCCTCACGCGAGCGTTTCACGTTTTCGTCCGCCCAACGCCAGCGAGCTTCATGCCATTTACCCGTCAACCCATCGTGAGCCCACTCCCCCAGCGCTCCGAAACGCATCTCGAAATCCTCGTTGGGTAACACCACACGAATATCCCAGTCCCGAGGCCTCGAGTTGCTCGGTAAGAGCACGCTTCCGACGAGCCAGACGGGTTGACCGTAGTATCCCGCGAGCCCGTTCGCAAACTTGCGTAAACCCTCGAGATAGTCGCAGACGTGTTCAGGCAGTTCGTCTACTTCAATTTCAGGCACGGTGCTCCAGTCGTTCCGCTTGAGCATCCAAGCGCTGACGCATCCACTGTTCCGCGTGCGCAGCACTGCCAGGCGCAGGGAATAGTGCGTCTATTTCAGTGTGCGAGATCTCGAAGCTGAAGTTGGCGGAGAGTTGCCCGTAGTCAATGGTCAGCGGCTCCGTGGAGTCTTCGACGCGGATGTCCGTCACGCCCTCGACCTCGAGCCCGTTGATAAACAGCTTGGTCATGGTGGTCAGTAGCGGTCGCCCGTGATGCCCTTGCGAATGCTCTCCGCGATTTCGCCGATCATCTTGCTTCGGAATTCTTCGCCTTGCAGCTTCAGCCAGGCTTCTTGGACAAGAGCAGCGATGGAGTCCTGCCATGCCTTGTCGTTCTCCAAATGCTCCGCGACGACCTTGTTGGCGTAGTTCGAGATGGCGGTGTCAAACGCGACTTGCAAGGGCGAACGGTTGCCCCAACCGCTGGACTTTTGCAGCACGCTCTCGAGTGCGTATTTGAGGAGCTTTTCACGGGCTTCCTCCGTCAACGCACTGAAGATCGCTTCGTTCAACCGTGCCTGAAAATCGCCGCCCAAGCTTTGAATCGTCAATTCCATACACACTCCGTTTCTTTCGTCCCCTAGTCCCCTAGGAATGACCAGGCAAAGCATACAGGTGCGGCGACTCGAGCACACCATCGCCGGAGCGCACGACTTTCCCTACAGCCAGCAAACGCTTCAAGGCCATGTACACCGACTCGAGTTCACAACCCATGCGATCCGCCAGCATCGGCAGGGTCAGGCCCACACCTGCTTGCTCGAGCGTTGCTAATACCGCGCTTGCTTGTATGCTTGTCGGCGGTGCGAGTGTGCCGTGTGAACTCCAATAGCTTTGGCGCATGAATACTTCAATCCTAGGGGACTAGGGGAATATACTCAACCGCATGTCAGAACGCCCCCAGTGGTTCCGTCTCGAGGGCGAATCCCCGAAGGCCTACGAAGCCTTCCAGCACTACCTGTTCATGGACTCGAGCATCCGCACGATTGACCGAGCGTGGCGGGCGGCTCGAGGGCAGCAGGACAGCAGCAAACGAGCGCCCGGTGCGTGGACGGAGTGGAGCAGCCAGAACAACTGGGTGGCTCGAGCGACGGCTTACGACGATCACCTGACCGCGCAGCGCTTCATTGCCGAGCAGGATGAGATCGTTTCCAGGGCGCGCAAACTCGCGCTCGAGCGCGACGGGCACAACACGAGGATCAAAGAGTTGAGCCAAGGGCTTCTGGGCAAGGCGGAGGAGATGCTGAAGTGGCCCGTCTCGAGGAAGCGCGTCGAAGCGCAGCACGAGGACGGCAAGCCGCACATCACGATCATCGAACCCACGAAGTGGAAACCCAGCACCATCGCCAATTACATCCAAGTCGCGGATAAGGTCATCCGCTTGTCCTTGGGGATGCACACGGACGCCACTCGAGTGGACGTGAACCAAGTCATGGACGACGCCGTGCAGTACTTCCTCGGGGTCGCCGAGCGCACGCTCGAGCCAGAGGATTATGAACGTCTCGCAAACGCGCTCGAGTAACGACACGCCGGTCGCAGCGGCGTTCTCGAGGGGCGTCAAACGCAAACGCGCAGCCGCGCAGGTGGACGTGCGCCCGAACGGGTTGTACGCGTTCGTCCTCGCGTTTTGGAACGTCATCGAAGCCGAGGACTTCACGCCGGGGCGTCACCTCGAAGAGGTCTGCGCGCACCTCGAAGCCGTCTCGAGGGGCGAGATTTCACTCCTCATCATCAACATCCCGCCGGGGCACACCAAGAGCGCCCTGGTCAACGTGTTCTGGCCCGCGTGGGAATGGGCGGAGGTGGACGCCAGCCTGCGCTACCTGTGCTCGAGCCACCGCGAGGACTTGAGCATCCGCGACAGCGTGAAGATGCGCCGCCTGATCGAAAGCCCCGCGTACCGCAAGCTGTACGGCGCACGCTTCGACCTGACCGGCGATCAGAACGCCAAAACACGCTACGAGAACACCGAGAAGGGCTACCGCCTCGTCGTCCCGATGGCTCGAGCCACCGGCGAACGCGTAGACCGCGTGCTCTTGGACGACCCGAACAGCTTGGAGAGCGTGACCAGCGGCGCGGAGCGTCAACACGTCATCACCGCGTACCGCGACGGTTTGATCCTGCGCAAAGGTAAGCGCGAGCGCTTCGCCGTCGTCATCGTCATGCAGCGCCTACACGAAGACGACCTGAGCGGTCACGTGCTTGCCAAAGACCCCAAAGCGGTCCACGTCTGCCTGCCGGAGAAGTTCGACCCCGCGCACCCGCGCCCGTACAAAACCGCGTGGGGCGCGGAATGGCGCACCGAACCCGGCGCGCTGCTGTGGCCCGAACGCAACACCCTCGAGGATGTCAACGCGGAAAACGCGATCATGAGCAGCTTCGCCGTTGCCGGGCAGAAGCAGCAGAACCCCGCGCCGCTCGAGGGCGGCGTCTTCGCCCGCGCGAAACTCCGGTACTGGGTTCCCAGGGACCGCCCCGACCTCGCGCGCAAACCTGTGCGCCTGCCCGACGGCACGGACGTTCTGCCCGAAGTCATCCCGTTCACGCTCGAGGAAATCCGGCGCGGGCTGGGCTTCGACGTGCAACTCCAGTCCTGGGACATGGCGGAAAAGGACAAGATCACCAGCGCCTACACCGTGGGACAGGTGTGGGGCGCGGAAGGCGCGAACCGCTACCTTTTGCACCTCGAGCGGGGCCGCTGGGCGTACAGCGTCATCCTCGAGCGCATCGCCGCTTTCACCACGCTTTTCCCAGCGGCGACCGCCAAGTACATCGAAGAGAAAGCCCTGGGCATCGTCGCCGTGCAGCAACTCCGCGACCACCTCACCGGCATCATCGGCATTGAACCCGACGGCAGCAAACTCGCCCGCGCTTACGCCGTGGAACCCGTCGTCACCGCCGAACAAGTCTACCTGCCGCACCCCGACCTGTTCCCGTGGGTCGAAGACTTCATCCTCGAGATGACCACCTTCCCGGCGAGCACCTACGCCGATCAGGTGGACACCGCCACGCAAGCCCTGCGCGTCCTCTTGCAACATTCCGGGGACGCCGACAGTGACCGCATCATCGGCAACCGCCGCAGGAGGTAGAATGGCCACCACGAAGAAACTCAACGTGCTCGAGGTTGTCGAGCCGAACACGCGCAACTTCGTGGAGTGGACGCCCGATTCCCTGCGCATCGCACGCCTGAGCGCCGCCGGAGGCAACCTCAAACTCGCCGCCGACCTGTGCAACGATTTCCACGGTGACGACCGCATCCCCGGCGCGCTCGAGACCCGCATCAAAGGTTTGCTCGGTTTGCCGTTCTCCTTCGCCCCGGCGGACGGAGCCAAGCGCCGCACGCCTATTGTCAAAGCGGCTGAGACCGACTGGGTCAAAGCCAACCCCGAAGACCAGTTGTACAACCTGATGATGTGGGGCATCCTCCTCGGCGTCGGCTTGGGCGAGATCATCCCCACCGAAAGCAAAGACGGACGGCTCCTGCCGCGCCTGAAAACGTGGAATCCGCGCTGGCTGCGCTGGGACTTCACCTCGAGAAGCTGGAAGCTGCAAACCGAGGGCGGCGACGTGGACATCACGCCCGGCGACGGCAAGTGGATCCTCTACACGCCCTACGGACCCTCGAGACCGTGGGAACGCGGCAAGTGGCTGAGCTTGAGCCTGTGGTGGCTCGCCAAGCGCTTCGCCGTGACCGATTGGAGCCGCTACGGGGAGAAGCACGGCTCGCCAATCACCGCCGGGACGATGCCGGACAACAAAGCGGGCGACAAGCAAGCCCGCAAAGACCTCGCCGCTGACCTGGACAACCTCGGTGCGAACGCCTCGGTTGCCCTACCGCCCGGGTACGACCTGAAGCTCGTGGAAGCCACCGCGAACACCTGGGGCACGTTCCAGGCGCAGATCAACATGGCCAACTCCGGTATTGCCATCGCCATCAACGGGCAGAACCTGACCACCGAGGTCAAAGAGGGGTCTCGAGCCGCCGCGACGGTGCACGAAGCGGTCAAGCAAGACCTGATCGAAGCCGACGCCGAGACCGCCAGCACCACGCTGCACGAGCAAAGCTGGACGTGGTGGGCGACGTGGAACTACGGCGACGCGCGCCTCACACCGTGGCCCCAATGGGACACCACGCCGCCCGAGGACCGCACCAAAACCGCCGAAACCCTGTCCAAGATCAGCCCGCAACTCGACACCCTCGAGCGTCACGGCGTGGATGTCAAAGCGCTGCTCGAGCGCTACGGCCTGCCGATGATGCAGGACGTGACGCAGCAAAAACGCAGCGTTATGCAACTGCTCTCCGGCGCTGATCCGTCCACGAAGCCCAGCGCCCGCGAGTTCCTGAACGGGCAACTATACGCCGACCGCATCGCCGACCAAGCCATCAGGCTCGGACGCGACCTGCACCGCGCCGACCTCGACCGCGTGCTCACCGCCGCCTTGAGCGGCACGGACTTCGAAAGCATCCGCCGCAAACTGCTCGAGGTCTACGACGACCTCAGCCCAGATGAGATCGCGGAGAAGACCGAGCAGGCGCTGATCCTCAGTGAGTTCGCCGGACGGTACGCCGCTCGAGACGGCTAACGCGTGCCGTACCGCGCGCCAACGGACTTTGACGCCGCCCTCGCCTGGTGGCGCGAACGCGTGCCGATGCTCGAGAGCGACTTTTACGCCCTCAGTGCACGGGCGCGCCGCAAAGCCTTCACCGTCGCCGGAGTCGCCCAGCTTGACCTCGTGACCGACGTGTACCGTTCGCTCGAGCGCGCCATTGCCGAAGGCAAAAGCCTGACCGATTGGAAGCTCGAGGTCGGCGAGCGCCTGCGCAACGCCTGGGCGGGCACGGTCCGCAAGCCCGGACATCGCCTCGAGACGATCTACCGCACGAACGTTCAACTCGCCTACGGCGCGGGACGCTACTACGCGATGACCGGGGATAGCGCCCTCGAGGCACGCCCGATCTGGGTTTTCGACGCGGTGCTGGACTCGAGGACCACCGTGGGTTGCCGCGCGCTGGACGGCGTGACCCTGCGCTGGGACGACCCCTTCTGGACGCGCAACTACCCGCCCCGGCATTTCCGGTGCAGGAGCGGTGTCCGGGCCTTGCCCGAGTCGGACGTGACGCTCACCGACATGAGCACCCGTTCCCGAGTCCAAGCCGACCCCGGCTTCGGACGCCTCCCCGACAGCGACGAGTACACCTTCACCCCCGACCCGTTCAAGTACCCGGCGGAACTGTGGCGCGGCTACCTCAAACACCAGGCAGCCGCGGACGAACGCTCGCTCGAGCGCACCGGCAAGATCAACCAAAAGACTGCGCTCAAAGAGGCGCGCAAGCTCACGAAGCGCGCCGGTTTCGAGTTGGTCGTCCACGACGGCAACAGCGCGCGATTCAAAACCAGGGACCGCCGCAGCGTCTTCGCGGAGTACGACGAACTGGACGGCAAGATTCACCTGAACCTCGTCAACCCGTTCTGGAAGGACGTGCAAGCCGCCAGCGCCGCGTTCTTCGAGGACCGTTACTTCTCGACTCCCGACCCGTACCACGTCGTTCACCACGAGATCGGGCACGCCCGCCAGATCGTCGCCGCAGGCTTGGCGTTAAACCGCTTTTCTTTCCCGCCTGGTTTCCCGCAGGAACTCGAGGCGCTGGTCAGCACGCGCGCCACGGTCTCCCCGACCGAATGGGTTGCCGAGGTCTACGCCGCGCTCGCCGTGGGGCGAACCTTCGGCGACAAGCACGAGGATGTTGTAAAATACTTCTTGGAGATGAAAGGGGTGATGCCGTGAAAGGTTGGTCCTGTACGTTCTGCAAACACAAGACGCCCGGTGAAACGACCTGCGCGGCGTTCCCGCAAGGCATTCCGGCGGCGATCATCGCCGGTGATGACCAGCACCTCGAGCCGTACCCCGGCGACGGCGGCATTCGCTACGAAGCCAGCCCCAAAGCCGTCGTGCTGGGCTTCGATTTGCGCGCCCCCGAACCCGCGTTCGCCTGAACCGACCGCTAATCCTCCCAGCGCACCTCGAGCACTTCATCCAACGTCACGCGACGCCCGAGGATGATCTCCAACGCGCTCAGAACCCGCTCGAGGGTGTCGAACTTGACCCCTCGAGCCTTGCTTTTCACCAAGTCCTCGTAGATTGTCGCGCGGTGCAAGTCCGCTTGCGCGGCGAGGACGTACCCGCTGATGCCCTCACGCTCGAGCAGGGGCTTAATGTTCCAGCGGACCTTTGCGGGCACGAACGCGAACCTAACGCGCGCCCTCGAGCGCGTAGTTCTACCCGAGTAGTACACTCGAGGGCATGACGAACCTCAGTGTCACCCCGGTTTCCGCGCGTCCCTTCGTGATGGCTACGCTTGCCCAACCGCTCGCCAGCGACGTGGTGCATGCGCGTTTGAATGGGCTTGTAGGGGATGGGGTGAGCATCGTGGACAATGAAGTCACTGTGTATCTGCCGCATGCCTCGAGCCTGGTGAGCTTGGCGCGCGTGGTGGAGGCGCTCGAGCCGATCAGTGATCGCGTGGTGGTCAGCCTTTCGAGTTCGACGCTTGACATTCTAGGGGACTAGGGTTCTATACTCTCTCGAGAGCAAACCTTGCGTGAGCGGGCTGATGTACCGCCGAAGTGAGGCTCGAGCAGGGCACGGATTGAAGTTGGCTCGAGGCAGGAATGCCGAGAGGATCACCTGGAAGTCAAGGCGGGTAATTGCCCCAGTGGGCAGGCGAGGCTCATAACCTCGAGGCGCGTGGTGCAACTCCATGACCCGCAACCAAAGGCCAACGCTTTGAGCAACGGCCTTGACACTGCGGGGTCGTTAAATCCGCCGAGCACAGAGGCCACTGCTCGCTAAATCCCGCCTCACCTTTCGATCCCTCTTTAGGGGCGGCTGCCTTCAATGGCGAGTGAGACGGGTTCTCGGGCTGACGAGTTGCAGGGAATCAGCCCCACGCAGAGATAAGTGCAACTCCACGCCGCCCCGCCACGTTAATCCCGAGGATTAGAGCAGGACGGCAGTGACTCGCGCTGTTATCCGTCCCCTGCGAAACACCCGGCGCGAGGCGCTGAAGATCGCAGACCTACTGCAAAGCGAGACGGCGAATCTCGAGACAGGGCGGTTGATCCCCGCCCTGATGCCGTTCAAAGGAGCCCCGTGGAACAGCAACCTAGCATTGGCAGAGTCGTCCATTACGTCGCTTTCGGCACGCCCAAAGGCGAGTACTTGCCCGAGCATCGCGCGGCGATCATCACCGCCGTCTCGGGCGACGACAGCCAAACCGTGAGCCTGTGCGTGCTCAACCCGACCGGCATGTTCTTCAATCAGGGTTGCCACTTTGACAGTTCCAGCGAGCCTGCTGGCGGCACGTGGCACTGGCCCGAACGCGTCTAACCTTCGAGACCCTAAGCAGCGCCCCTTGAGCCCCTGAGACCGCGACTCAGCGCGGACGGCTCGAGGGGCTTTTTTATTCCCCACCTGCCTTTGTCCAGACCCACATGCCGCCTGCCCAGATCAACCCGGCAACGACCAAGCCGCTCGCGTCCTGCATCATGCGCTGCGACCACACCAGCAGCGTGACGACCACAGTCCACAGCACCATCAGGACCACTCGCACCGGCTCGAGCTTCATGCGCGGTTTCGTCACCGCTTGTCTGCTATTGCAGACCGCAGTGTCTTCAAAGCCTCTTTCATTTTCACGTTTGCTGTTGTGGGAAGGTTATATGACCAGATTTCGTCAGCTTTGGTGAGCAAAATCATGTACTTCTTACCTGTGCTTTCCGCTGCTGTATGACCTAACTCAAACACGTCTTTCGAGGTGTAATTACCTTCGATGTTGTACTCAGCAGTCGGAAGATGACGTAAAACTGGTGTTTTGTTCCCAATTTGGAAAAACATCGCACGAGCAAAGCCCAGAACCTCCATTGCTTCGTGCAAAGTGTCGTAATCACTTGAATCGGCGTCGTGTAACTCGACTCGGACAATGAAGTTTGCCATGAGGTGAGTCTAAGAGGTGGACTGGCGCAACTTGGGTTTTTTGAGCGTCGTGACTCAGCACAACGCTCGAGTGAACCGCGCAAACGCACAATCAGCGCGTGCTCGAACGCATCACCCTCAGCGCAAGCTTGTACGGCGGCGGCGTCATCCGCAACGCGGACGGCATCCCCACCGACATCCGCCTGTTGGATCGCGGCGTCAACCGTTCGACCAAGGGTGACTTGCTGTACAGCGACCAAAGCGCGTCGCTCATCAAAACCGAAAGCCAGGACTGGGGCAACGAGTACTTCTTTGACTACGACCACGCCACCTTCGACGAGAAGAACACCGCGCCCGACAAAGGCATCAGCGCCGGGTGGTACAAGCTCGAGGATCGCGCGGACGGGTTGTGGGCGGTCGGCATCTCTTGGACGCCCCGCGCGCTCGAGTACCTGAAGAACAAGGAATACAAATACTTCTCCCCGACGTTCTTCTACAACAAGAGCAGCAAGGAATTCGTCGGGTACGTCAACACCGCGCTCACCAATTACCCCGCGCGCAAGAACCTCGAGCCGCTCGTGCTGAACAACCACGAGCAACCCGAGGACGCACGCTTCGAGGGTCGCAGCGCGGATCGTCACAGCATCAGCCTCGATCAACTCTGCTCGTCGCTCGAGCGCCTGCTCGAAACCCTGTTCCCCAACTGCTGGATCAGCGAAGTATTCAACGACTACGCCGTGTTCCGCTTCAACAGCCGCACTTGGAGCGTCCCCTACGTCATCGAATCCGACCAACCGCGCCTCACGGGGGATGCGGTCGAAGTCGTCCGCACCTACGTCCCCGTGAGTGGAGGAACCACCATGAAGGTACTGCTGAACGCCCTTGGCCTCAAAGACGACGCATCCGAAGCTCAAGCCGTGGAGCGCTTCAACGCGTTCCAAGCCCAAAACCGCGAGCTGCTCGCCCTCACCGGCAAGGACAGCCTGCCCGAAGCCTTGGGCGTCATCCAAGGCTGGAAGCAGGGCGCGGCGGCGACCGCGACCGCTCAGGCGCGTATCGCGGAACTCGAGGGTGCGGTCAAGACCGGCGAGTTGAACGCGCTGATCGAAGAAGGCAAGAAGAACGGCAAGCTCACCCCGGCGCTCGAGGCGTGGGCCCGCACGCAGGAAGCCCCGGCGCTCAAGGCGTTCCTCGAGGTCGCCCCGGTCGCGGTGCAGAAAACCGAGCACAAGGAACCGGGCGGTAGCTCGAGCAGCAGCGCCGAAGGCGTGCTGATGCACAAGGGCAAGACCTGGGATCAACTCGACGGCACGGAAAAGCACAACCTTTACCACGACGACAACGCCCTCTACCGCGCGATGCGTGACGCCTCCGGCAACTGAGCCCGTTTCCTAGGGGACTAGGGGAACGCTCCGACCGCCTCACTGAAAGGAAGACCAGCACATGCCACAAATGAAGCGTGCAGACGCGATCATCCCGGAAATCCTCTTGGACGCCACCGTAGGCGCGTTCAAGGGCATGAAAGCGCTCGCGGGCACGGCCGCCGCCAGCATTCAAGTCGGTTTGCCGAACGGCTCGAGGGGCGGGGATCGCGTCAAAGTCCCGTACTTCGACATCCTCGGTGAGTTCGAGGACCTGCCGGACGACGAAGGCGGCGCGGGCAACTTGCCCAAGCTCACCCCGCAGAAGCTCACCATGAGCGCCGACACCGCGGTCGTGCGGCACAGCGGTAAGGCGTTCGAGACCTCGGTTTGGGCGCAGCTCGCCGCGAAGTACGCCGATCCCTACGCGGAAGCCGCGCGTCAGCTTGCCATCGGCTTGCAACGCCGCGCCGACCGCGCGCTGATCGAAGAGGCGCTCACCACGGACCTGAGCATGGACGTGTACAACTTCTCCACGCCGCGCCGCTTGGATTACGACCTGATGGTGGACGCGCGGGCCCTGTGGGGCGACGAGGACGCGGATATCGCCCTCGCGGTTTGCCACAGCAAAGTGCGCGCGGACCTCTTGAAGCAAAAAGACGGGCAGGGTCGCCCGCTGTTCCTGGATGCCACCCAGGGGCAACTGACGACCGTGGGCGGCGTGCCGATCATCGCCTCCGACCGTGCGCCGATTGACTTCCCGAACATCACCGCGACCGGCACGACCCCGCCCGCCGTGACCGTCTCCGGGCGCACGACCCTGGCGGTGGACCGCTTGCGCGTCGAAGTCACGACCGGCGGCGCTCGAGGAACGGCCGTGGTGCGTTACAGCTTCGACGGCGGCGCGACCTACGCGCAAAGCGCGGTGCTGACCGCCGCGACCGTGCAGGTGCTGACCGCGCAGGGCGACCCCACCGGCTTGACCTTGAACTTCGCCACCGGCACGTACGCCACGGACAACCTGTACGTCGGTACGCCGCGCTTCACCACGCTCGTCGCCAAGCGCAACGCGCTCGTCGTGTGGATGAACGACACGCCGACCGTGAAGAGCTTCGAGGACGTGCTGGCGGACAGCGAGCAAGCGGCGTTGCACGTCTACTGGTGCGCGCACCGTTACCGCAAGGTCAACGGCACGACCCGCACGGGCGTCGTCGCCCTGCGCCACAACTAAGCCGCCCTCGAGCGACCAGGACCGGGCTGTGTGCCCGGTCTTTTCGTGTCGTGACTTGCCCGCACGTTCAAATGTTTGCCCTGCGCGACGATTGCACCCATGACCACCGCGCGCCGCCATTACTTCCGGCAAACCCGCCTCAGCATCGCCAGCGCCGACCGAGCCGGTGAGTTCATGTGGCGCGGCAAGCAACTCGAGGAACCGGGCACGCCCCTGCCCGTGAACATCCCTAGCCGCAAGCAACTCATGGCGGCGGGTGCGACCACGCTGCACGACCTCGAGGGTGCGACCGTGGAAGAGTTGCAGGACCTGCCCGGCATCAGTCCCGGATCGGCGGAGCGCATCCTCGCGGCGCTCGAGGCTGCACGCGCGGCGCGCGGGGAGGGCAGCACCAGCATTCACGCGAGCTTCCCGGCGTTCCCGACGCTCGAGGCGAACGGGTACACGACCCTCGAGAGCCTGGCGGGGCACAGCGAGAAGCTTTTGAAAAGCATCGGGCTCGTTGACGCCGACGCGAAACGCGTGTTCGTGCGCGTCGCTTACGACCGCCTGCCCGAAGCGTTCCCAAGTCGCGCGGCGCTCGAGGCGGCGGCGTTTTACACCAAGGAAAGCCTGCTCGAGGAAGCCAGCACCGTGGAATTGCTCACCGCGATTCCCGGTGTGGACACGGCTGCTGCGAACGCGATTCTCGCGGCGCTCGAGGCTGCACGCGCGGCGCGCGGGGAGGGCAGCACCAGCATTCACGCGAGCTTCCCGGCGTTCCCGACGCTCGAGGCGAACGGGTACACGACCTCAGGAGGAAGTGAGCATGTTCCTAACCAAGTCCACACCCGTGAAATTCGTCGCGCCTGACGGTGTGACTTACCCGGCAGAGGTCACGCATATCTGGAGTGCGCGTTGTGTCAACCTCAAATACACCGTAGGCGACGAGGAGAAAGCTGCCTCGAGCGTGATGCACGGCAGTTACTTCCCCGGCGCGACGGTCAACTGCTGGCTCGAGACCGGCGACCTCTGGTATCAGTGGACTGCGCCGTCGCCCGCGAAGATCAAGGACGGCATCTACCCGTTGGCGACCCTCGAGCGACCCACGGGCGTGATCGCGCAGATCTACCGCGACGGCGACGAGTTCAAAGTCGCCACGTTGGGCAAGCCCGGCCAACCCTTTGCGGACGACCCCGCGCTGCTCGAGGACGGCGACGTGCAAACCGTCATCTCCTGGCTGCGCGACGGCGGCAATCAACCCATCTGATGCGCTACGCCGAAGCCAGCGACCTCGAGAGTCCGTCCCTCGGCTTACCCCCGAGGGCGCTCGAGGATGTAGACCCCGACGACACGCGCCGCGCGCTCGAGGACGCCTCGAGCCTGGCGAGCGGGTACTTGGGTCGCCGCTTCACCCTGCCGCTCATCGCCTGGGGCAACGACCTCAAAGGCTGCGTGTGCAAGATCGCCGCGTACAACCTGCTCACCGGCTTGGGCTTCAACCCGATCAGCGGTTCGGCCGACGAACAGGTGCGCCTGCGCTACGAGGACGCGATGCGTTGGCTGACCGACGTGAGCAAAGGCATCGTCTACCCGGACGGCTTGACCGACTCGAGCCCGCCGGACGACTCGAGCGACGACGATTTCGGCACGCCGGAATTCAACGGGTATGCCCGAAGGAACTGGCGATGAGGGCGAGCCGTGCGATTGCCTCCATGCTGCTGCTCGCCGCGCTCGCCTCGAGCAACCAACCCGCGCTGGGCGGCGGTCGCTTCCAGTACCACGAGCCCAACTGGAACGCGCCCGACCCGAACCACCCCGCGAACCGGCGACGGAGGAAACGGTAGTGGTCATCAAAGGACTTGACCCGATGCTGGCGTATTTGAATCGTATTGCCAGCGGCAAAACCCAAGCGGACATGCTCGAGGCGGTCGGGAGCGCCCTCGTGGACGTGACCGCCGGGCGCTTCGCCAGCGAAACCGACCCCAGCGGTCGCCCGTGGGTCAAAAGCCAACGCGCGCTCGAGCAGGGCGGGCAGACCTTGAGCGACAACGCCACACTGCGTCGCTCCTTTCGTTACCTTGTCGTCTCGAGCGACGCCGTGAGCTACGGCACGCCCGTCTGGTACGCCAAGGTGCATCAAGACGGCATGGTCATCCAAGCCAAGCGCGGCAAGGCGTTGCGCTGGAACCAGGGCGGCACGCAACGCTTCGCGCGCAAAGTGACCATCCCCGAGCGCCGGATGCTGCCCGAGAACGAAGAACCCGAGGAGTACCAGCGCGCGGCCCGAGCCGCCGTTGGCGTCGTGCTGCTGAAAGGCGTGCCGTGATCCAAGAGTATTTTGAGGCGCTCAAGGCTGAACTGGATACGGTCAGCGGCGGGGACTTCCCGGTCGAACTCAGTGCGCGCTTCCTGCACCGCCACGACGCGCCCCCTCGAGTCGTTCTCGTGCCGATGCAGGGCAACTGGACGGAGCCGAGCATCAGCACCATCGAAGACGAGGACAGCGACGACGGCTTGATAGCCGGTCAGATCAGTGACACGAGCTTCGACCGCAAAGTCAACATCCTTCATTACATCCTCGAAGCCGACCTTCAAAAAGCCGAGGCGCTGCTCGAGCAGATTGCCGGGGTGATTCAACGCATCGCCGGGGGACGGATCGAGAGCCTGTTCGAGGACTGGACGGTCGGGCAGCGCGATCAACTCGTGACCAAAGGCGAGGTCGTGACTTTGCACGTCACACTCAAAACCACCCTCCGCGATAGTGACGCGGACGCGAAGACGATTTTTGCCGATGTCATCACGCGCTGCGCCACCCTGCCCAACCCCTAGGCGCGGCTGTCACGAGGAGAGCCATGACCCAAAGAGCATCCAAAGCCGACAAGCTCGAGACCACCGCTGCGGACACCGGCAAACTTGGCACGACGCTGCAACTCGAGCCGCCCGTTACCCCCGCAGGCGAGACCGTCGTGACCGACCCGGAAACGACCACGACGACGGTTGTTGAGACGCAGACGACCACGACGACAACCACCGAGACGAACGACGACACCACCGACGCCGACAAGCTCGAGCCGTTCGAGGTCTGGGCGGAGCGCGCGGGCACACCCAGCGACACCCTCGCGGGCGTCGTCTACCAGCAGCAATGGCCGGTCGGACGCGAGATGAAGCGCGCGGACTTCGACGCGGCGGTCACGGCGTTCCTCGAGACGCCCGTCGGCTAAAAGGAGACCTGACCCATGCCTAAAGGACCACTGCCCGACGCGTTCATTGACCTCTTGGACGGTCGCCTCGGCACGCTGCCCCCCAGCCTCGACGGTATTCACGCCAAGGTCGGCGTCTCGAGTCTCGGTGCGACCAACAGCGTCGTCACCATCACCAGCTTGGACGACGTGACCGCCAAGCTCGGCACGGGCCCGCTGGCGGAGAAGTGCGCCGCGACCCTGCAAATGGGCTTGCGTCCGATCTACGCCGTACCCGCCGGGGTGGGCACGGCTGGCAGCAACAGCACCGTCACCGTGACCCGCGCGAGCACGCCCGGCACGGCCAACCTCACCGTCTCCGGCACGCCCAGGGACGATTACGACGTGATCGTGCGCATCACCCGCGCGGCGGCGAACCTCGCCGCGAACCTCGCGGCGTTCCAGTTCTCCCTCGACGGCGGCGATAACTGGAGCCTCGAGACCAGCGTGCCCGTCGGTGGGGCGTACAACGTCCTCGCGGCGGAGACGGGTCTGACGCTGACCTTCGTAGACGGCACGTTCGTCGTCGATGAGACCTTCGCTTTCCGCTCCACGGGTCCCGTGATGAGCGCGGGCACGATGGGCACGGCCGTGGATGCGGTCATCGGCAGCATCTACGGTTTCGAGGCGATTCACGTCGTCGGCTCGTGCCCGGCTGCGGTCGCCGTCGCCTTCGACGCCAAGCTCGTCGCCGCGAGGAACGCGTTCAAGTACCTGTGCGGCATCGTGGAAACGCGCATGCCGACGGCTGCGGAAACCGTGGATCAGTGGAAGACGGCGATTGCCACCGACTACGTGAACTTCTCCAGCAAGTTCGTCAGCGTCGTCGCCGCGTGGGGCGAGGTCGTCAGCCAACTCACCGGGCGTCAGAACCGCGCTAACCTCGGTGCGCAGTTCGTCGGGTGGAGCTTGCAGGGCGACGTGTCCGCGAGCCCCGGCGAGGTCATCCGCGGCGGCGTGCCGCAGATCGTCTCTCTCGGGCACAACGAGTACCTCAGCCCCGGACTGGACGCCGCGCGCTTCGTCACCTTCCGCACGTACGACGGCATCAACGGCTTCTACATCACGAACTGGATGAGCGCCGCCGGGGTGCTCAGCGACTTCCAATTCGGCGAGCGTGGACGCACCATCAACAAAGTCTGCCGCCTCGAGCGCCTGGCCGCGCTGCGCTTCGTCCACAGCAAGGTGCGCGTCACCCGTGACGGCAAACTCGACCCGCGCGACCTGGGACCGATCCAGGCGTACCTCGAGAACCCGCTCAACGAGATGCAAGCGCGCAACGAGATCAGCAACTTCACCGTCACCATCAACCCCGACCAGAACATCCTCAGCACCAGCACCATCTTCGTGGACATCGCCGTCGTGCCCGTGGGCATCGCCCGCTGGATCGGCATGACCATCGGCTTCGCCAACCCGCGCCTCCAAGTCGCGGCTTAAAGGAGGCGTGACTCATGGCTAAAAGCAATCAGGGCGCATTCGTCAACGGTCAGTTTTACAACTGGGCGAGGACGGAATGGAGCCTCGGCGGAGACCGCGTCGTCGCCATCAAGAGCATGGACTGGGACGACGAACTCGAGCGCGAAATGGTCTACGGCGCGGGCAACCAACCGCTGGGCACGGCGGAAGGCAACTACAAAGCCTCGTGGAAGGCGACCGTCTACCTCGAGGACTTCCAGGACATCGTCGCGCCGAAGCTCGGCAATATCCTCTACGAGCACGACCCGTTCGACGTGACCGTGATGTACGCCAAGCCCGGCGGGCCCACGGTGCGCCGCGACATCAAAGGCATTCGCATCACGAAGATCACTGAGAAAGGCGCGCAGAACGACAAGGAAGCCGTCGTGGAAATCGAGGGGATGCCGACGGCGATCTGGCGCGACGGTAAGAAACCCGTCCGCGTCGGCTCGAGCTAAGCCCTAACCCTGGTACGACCAGCCGCTCCCCAGGGGGCGGCTGTATTTCAAAGCGGAGGAACGCATGGAAATCCCGAAGGAAACCGTCCAGCAACTCAAAACCGAGCACCCCGGCGTGCAACTGTACCGCGTCACCAACTCGAAGCTCGAGTTCATCCTTCGTCCGCCCACCGAAGCCGAATTCAAGCGCTGGCAGGACACGAACAAGAACGACCCGCTCGCCGGTGATCGCCTCGTGACCGACTGCGTACTGTACCCGAGCGCCGACGACTTCAAGGGGTTGGTCAGCCTCAAACCCGCGCTCGTCGCCAGCCTGGGTGAAAAGGTGCTCGAGATCGCCGGGTTCGACCAGAACGCACGGGTGGAAGAACTGTAGCCCTCCTGCGCCGCGCCCGCGAGGACGACGACCTCCTCGCCGCGCGGTGTCTCCTCGCTGCCCGACGTGGCGAGGAAACAATGGAGGGCATCGTCGGGGCGCTGTTGGAACTTGACCACTGGCGCACAGTGGAAGCGGTCGCCAAAGCGCTCGCGGAGTGAGTTGGGGGGCTTCTGCGCTCCCGTGCAGCCCGCACTTTCATCCCCAAACCCATGTGGGGCGGGTCGCTCCGACGGTGTAGCGCGCACCGCAAGCGCAGACGCGCCGCTGACCTCGAGACGGTCAACTCCCCGCCCGGCTGTGTTTGGGCGGGTCAATTTTTGGCGTAGCCTCGAGTGACGCACCGGGTCACGCGCGCACGCGACGATGCGCGGGTATGGCGTTCAGCATCGAAGCCCTGTTCTTCCTGCGCGACCGTGCGTCGGGACCGGCGCGGGGCATCGCGGCGGCGGCGCAGGCGGCCGGAACGCGACTCAAGGGCGCGGGCGCGCAAGGGCAGGCGGCCGGAACGAAGATCGGCGTTGCGGCCCAGGCGGCCGGTACAAAACTGCGCGGTGCGGGCGGTGCGGCTCAGGCTGCTGGCGCGCAGATCAGCGGTGCGGCGCAAACGGCGGGCACGAAACTCAAGGGCTTGGGCGCGCAGGCCCAGGGCGCAGCCGACAAGCTCGAGGTGCTGAAACGCCAGGCGCTCGCCGCCGGAGTTGCAGCGGACAAGCTCAACGGGGCGTACATCAACGCGGGCGGCAAACTCGTGGATGCCAGCGGGCGCTTCCTCCAAGTGACGCGGCAAGCCCAGGGCGCGACGCGCGCCATGACCGGCTTCGGCGGGGTTGCCGCTCGAGCGCTCGAGCGCGCACGGACCACCGCGCAGCGCTTCGGTCAGGACCTCGAGCGCATCGGTCAGATCAGCGGTCGCGTCGCCGTCGCCTTGGGTGTGCTCGGGGCAGCCACTATCTTCACAGGCAAGAGCATCGTGGATGCAGTCGGCTTCAAAGAGCAAACCCTGATCGGCTTTGAAACGCAGTTGGGCAGCAGCACGAAGGCGCTCAATACGTACCGCTTCGCGTTGGCGTTCGCCGCGCGCACGCCGTTCGAGACGCCGGAGATCATCAGCGCGACGCAGCGCCTGATGGCCTTCAATTTCACCGGACGGCAAATCCCTCGAGTACTCGAAGCAGCGGGCAATGCCGCCAGCGGCTTGGGCAAAGGGTCGTTCGGCATGGATCGCATCCTGACCACGCTCGGGCAGATCAAAGCCAAGGGGCGCTTACAGGGCGACGAGCTACTCCAACTCTCGGAGATCGGCGTGAACGCCCGCACGATGCTCGAGCAAGCCTACGGCGTGACCGGCAAGGCGATGGACAAGCTCATCAGCAACGGCGCGATCAGCGCGGACACCGCCATCGGCATCATCGTGCGCGGGATGGAGAAGAAATTCCCGAAGATGATGGACAAGCAGTCCAAGAGCATCTTCGGACTGGTCAGCACGCTCAAGTCGCGTCCGTTTGAACTGTTCCAGAGCCTCGACGCGAACAAGGAACTCGAGCCGTTCAAGCGCGTGCTCCAGAACCTCGCGGCGATCACCGACTTCGACAACAACCCCGTCGGGAAACGCATCCGCAAACGCTTCCTCTCGAGCGTTGGCGGCTTGTTCCAGAGCGTCTTCGGGCGCATCGCGGACTTCACCGACCCCAAGGCGATGGAGCGCACCGTGAACCGCGCCTTCGACACGCTGGACCGTTTCAGCGCGTGGATTGCCCGCGAGGGGCCGGTCATCGTCCGCGGCGTTCAGGATTTCGGCGCGGGTGTGCGCGACGGCTTTGCCGCCGTCAAAAGCGCCTACGAGTTCGTGCGTCCGTTCCTCGAGGGTGCGGCGGGATTGCTTCAGAAGATCATCCCGCAGGGCGATGGGGGCGGCTCGAGCCTGGCGCGACTCGCCGGGCAGGTCCTCGCCTTGGGCGGCGCGCTGAAGCTCCTCAACGTCGTCACACTGGGCGCGAGCGGGTCACTGACGCGTTTCCTCTTGCAAAGCGTGGGGCGCGTGGTCAGCGTGCCCGTGCGCTTCGTTGGCAGAGCGGCGGGCGGGTTGCTGTCGAGGGCAGCGCAGAGCGCGGTGCAGCGCTCCCCAGTGTTGAACCTCGGACGGCGCGCGGTGCAAGGCGTGCGCGGCGTGGGGCGCGATGTGCTCGGGAACATGCGTGAAGCCGGGCGCGGCGCGGTGAGTTTCGTCCGCGAACGCATCCCCGTCGCTCGAGCCGCAGCCACTCGAGGGGCGCGGTCACTGTTGACGCGCGTGGTCAGCACGACCAAAACAGTCGGCATCAACATCCTGACGCGCGGTGTCGGGGCGCTCAGAACCGGCGTGGGCGTCGTGAAGAGCGTCGGACTCGCCGCGCTGCGCGCCGGAGGGCAGTTGCTGCTCATCACCGCTCGAGCCGGGCTCGGGTTGCTGCGCCTGGCCGCCCAGGGCTTGCTGATGGGCGCGCGACTCGCGGCGGCGTGGCTGATCGGCATGGGGCCCATCGGTTGGATCATCGGCGGTATCGCGCTGATCGGCGCGGGGTTGGTGCTGGTGTACAACCGCGTCGGGTGGTTCAGGGATGGTGTGAACGCCGCGTGGTCGTGGATCAAACAGGCAACCAGCGACACCGCCGCGTGGATCGGCACAGCGTTCACGAATGCGGTTAACTTCGTGGGCACATTACCGGGCAAGATCGCCGGGTTCTTCTCCGGCTTGCCCGACCGCATCGCTGGCTTCCTGCGCACGCTGCCCGACAAGCTACTCGGCATCGGTCAAGCGGTGCTGGACGCCGTGATTCCCAAGGGCATCCGCGACGCGATAGGCGGGGCGGTGTCGTGGGTCGGGGATACCGCCAAGAACGCCGCGAACGCGTTCAACAACGCGGTGGGCAACGGCGCGAACGGCGCGCAGGCAGCGGGTGCGCGCTTGGCTCGAGGAGCGGCGCAGGGTACAGCCGGGGCGTTGCAGATTCGTTCGCCGTCACGGGTGATGACGGGGTACGGCGTGAACGCGGGCTCGAGCTTCGCCGGGGGCATGGACCGCACCGCGCGCAGCGTGTCCCGAGCCGCGCAGCGCCTCGCCCGAGCCGCCGCGCCCAGTGTCCAGCGTCGCGCCGCGCCGCGAGCAGCCGTCGTCCCGACGCCGCTGGCGCAGCGGGCAGCGCAACCCGTGAACCCCGCACCGCTGCAAGCCCCTCGCCTCGAGCCGCGCGTGATCGCCCCGAAACCGCTGGAGCGGGTCACGCCGAGGGTAGAGGTTGTTTCACCGCCCGCGCCGGTCGCCCGCGTGCTGCCCCAAGCGCCCGCGCCGAGCATGACACCCGCACCGCGCACCTCGAGCCCGGTGACGTTCGCCGCCGGAAGCATCGTCATTCAAGTCGCTGCCGCAGCGCAGCAAAGCCCGCGCGAGGTCGCCGCCGAGGTCGCGGACATCCTCGAGGAACGCCTCGAGTTGACCGCGTTGCGCATGGGCGCGGCGCTGCAAGGATAACCATGCCCAACATCGGACTTCCTCAACGCAACCCCGCCGTGTGGCAGACGCTCGAATTGGACGGCAAACCGTTGCCGGGCGTGATTCAAAAGGCGCGCATCGGCGGCAACCTCTTGATGCAGCAGGAGCAGATCAGCGGGCAGAACGGCACACTGCTCGCCAACGCACAGTGGAGCGAGGACAGCGCCACGTTCGTGCTCAAGGTCAGCACCGAAGCCGAGATCAAACGCCTGGGCGAGTTCCGCACCGCGTACAAGAACCGCCCTGGTCAAAACCCGCGCGTGGTCAGCGTGCGTCACCCGGTGCTGCAACTCTTTGGGGTGTACCAGATGATCGTCAGCGGCATCGAACTCGAGTACGAACCGGAGACGTGGAAGAACATCATCGTCGCCACCATCACCCTGACCAACATCACGCCGAAGGTCGAGAAGAAAAAGACCGATGGGACCTCGAGCGCCAAACCTGCGATCAAGCCCGGCGACGCGGCGAGCTTCGACGATTACAACGCGTCCTTCGACATCACCGAACCCCCGCCCGCCAAACCCAGCGCCACGCCGCCGCCGGTGAAGCCGTGACGCTCGCGGTCATCAACCGCATCCCCGTGGTGCGTTTGAGCGTCGTGCGTCGTCGCAGCGGTCGCGCGTCGGTGCAAGCGACCCTGGGCGTGGGACTCGAGGACGCCGGGTTGAGCCTCGAGGCTCCGGTCGCGCTGGAGATCGGCGGTGTGACCGCGTTCGAGGGCAGCACGTGGCGCTTAGGGCGCGCGGGCGGGTTAGCGGTGCTCACGGCCCGTGACGGCGCGGGACTCGAGGCTGTGCTGCCGCCGAAGTACTACAAGGACACCACGTTCAACCTCGTCGCCACGGACATCCTGCGCGAAGCGGGTGAGCGCGGCGTGGTCAACCTGCCCGGCGAATTCGCGCGTTACTCGCGCCTCGAAGCTCCCGGCTACCGCGCCTTGCAAGCGCTGTTGTTCGAGCAGATCGGCGCGAATTGGCGCACGCGCTTGGACGGGTCACTCGTCGTCGGTGCGCACGACCCCGGCGCGGCGAGCCTCGAGTGGGGCGAGGATTTGCTCGGCAGCAACCCGGAGCGCAACCGCTTCGAGGCACTGATCTCCCCAAGCCTCGAGCCGGGCATGACCCTCACCGTCAACCCCTACGGCGAGGCGCGCACGGGCGTGTTGCAGATGCTCGAGCACTGCATAGACGGCGCGCGTTCGAGGACGTACCTGTGGCTCTAGACCGCTTCTGGGCGGCGATCCAGGACCTCGTGCGCTCGAGCGTGCCGGTCGTGGATTACTTCGCTGCGTACCCCGCGACGGTGCTGATCTGCCACGGTGACAACACCCTGGACGTGCGCCCGGACAGTCCGCGCCTGGCGGACCTGACCGACGTACCGCTGCGCGGCTTCGTGCCCGGCGCACTGGTCAAGGTCAAAAAAGGCGCGCGGGTCCTCTTGCACTTTGACGAGGGCGACCGCGCCAAGCCATTCGTGCGCCCCGACTGGGATGCGGGTGCGCTCGAATACCTGATGATTCCCACGGGTTTGGGACAGCGCTTCATCCTGGACGACGACCGCGACGGTGGGTACGCCAACCCCATCGTGCGGCTCGAGAACCACATGGGCGAGAAGCTCGAGTTCTTGGCGACGCCGAAGATCGCGCGTTTCCAGGGGCGCGACGGCGAGAAGCTCGAGATTGACGAGAACGCCAAAACCTTGAAACTCATCGCCGGAACCGAGGTCATCACCTTGGACAAGGTTGCCAAGACCATCACGATCACCAGCCTGCTCGGGGTGACGATCAACACGACCGCCGGAGACACGACGATCAACGCGAGCGGGCAGGTGCTCCTGGGTGGCGGTGGCGCTCCGGTCGCTCGAGTGGGTGACACGGTGAGCGGTGGCGTCATCACCAGCGGCTCGAGCAAGGTTCGCGCGGGGTGACGCGGCGAGACGCACCCGGCACGCTCAGACAGGACGATGGACGGCAGCATGGCTTCTGTCGTTGACCCGTACACCTGGGCTGACCTGACCGCGCTGCCCGACCTGGACAACCGCGTCGTGCGCGGCCCTCGAGTGCTTTTGGAGGCGCTCGCGCGGCGGCTTATCACGCCCCGAGGCGGCTTGTGGTACGACGCGAGTTACGGCTTCGACCTGCGCACGTACCTGCACAGCCGCGACCTACCCGCCGTGCGCTACGCGATTGAAACCGGCGTCGAAGCCCAGGTTCTCCTAGACCCGCGCGTGCTCGAGGCGAACTGCACCGTCGTTCGCCTGGTGCGCGACACGCTGGAATGCACGCTGACGCTCGAGACGACCATCGGACCGTGGGCAGGCATCGTCAAGGTCAGCGACCTGACCGTGGAGATCCTCGATGGCTAACCTCGCCGCGCTGCTCATTCCCAAAACCGCGACGCAGGTCAAGCAGCGCGTGATTAATGGCATTCAACTCGAGGGCGGGGCGAACGCCGCGGTCAGCGCGATCAACGACTGGGTGAACGGCGGCGTCGTGGAGACGCTGATTCAAAACGACGCGGACGTGCTCACCGACCTGTACGCGAACGTGCCGGTGATCGCCAGGAGCGGCTTCCTCGAGACCTCTGAAGGCGAGTGGACGGATGTCAACGCCGAAGACCAGTACCAACTCTCGCGCCTGCCCAGCCTGTTCGCGCGCTACCAACTCACCCTGACCGCGCAAGCGGGCAGCGGTCCGTACACGATCCAGCCCAATCAACTCTGGGCGACGACCGCCAGCGGCTTGCGGTACAACAACACGAACGGCGGCACGATCCCCGCAGGCGGGTCGCTGATCCTCACCTTCGTCGCGGAGAACCCCGGCGCGGCGTACAACGTCGCCACGGGACAGATCAACGCCCTGGTCACACCCCTCTCCGGCGTCACCGTCACGAACACCGGCAGCGCCCTGTTGAGTGCCGGGCGCGACGTGGAAACCGACGACAGCCTGCGCTCGAGATGCCGTCTGCAATGGGCGGAACTCGGCACGGGCTCGAGCCGCGACGCGTATGAAAGTTGGGCGCGCAAGGGCAGTCAGGCGGTCTCGAGGGTGCTCATCCGCGACCAGCACCCGCGCGGTCAAGGCACGGTGGACGTGGTGGTCTGGGGCGAGGGCGGCATCGGCACGGCGGACGTGGCAGCGGTCAACTCCTACGTCCAAGCACGCAAGCCGGGCGTGAGCGACGTGGCGGTCACGGCGGCGGTCGCGCAGACGGTGACGGTCACGGCGACTGTGTATGTGCGCGCTGCGAACCTCGCGGCGGCCCAGGCAGCGGTCGCCTTGAACTTCGTTGCCTTGGCAAAAAACACGCCCATCGAAGGCACGATTTACACCGACGCGATCAACGCCGCGATTCAAAACGCGCCCGGCGTGCGCAACAACGACCTCTCCGCGCCCGCCGCCGATTTCAACCTCAACGCCTCGAGCGCTGCCCAGTACGTCCCTAACCTGACGTGGGTGACGATATGACCCAGCGCACCGACTACAAAACCCTGCAAGCCAAGCTCAGCCCGACGTGGCTGCGCAAGCCCGTTGCGCAAGGCTACCTGCGCGGACTTGGACGCAGCAAAGACGAACTCGTCGCGGAACTCGCGGACGCCGTGCGCATCAAATTCTTGCGCTTCATGGACGATGATGCACTTGCACTCAAAGGCGCGGAACGGTCGCTCGAGCGCTTCCCCGGCGAGGACACCGAGCGTTACCGCGCCAGGCTCCTGCGCGCGTGGGAGTTCTGGCGGCAGGCGGGCACGACGCTGGGCATTCAAGCCGCGCTGAGCGCGCTGGGGTACAACAGCGACATTCGCCCCGTGCGCGTGTACGACCCCGCGCGCTGGGCGGAGTTCGACGTGTGGCTCTACCCCGGCTCGAGGACGTACCCGAACACGCCGGAAGAGGCAGCGCTGATTCGCCGCGTCATCAACAAGTTCAAGACCGCGCACGAGAAGATCGGCAGCATCCGTTACGTCAGCAACACCCTGACGTGGAACCCGCCGCTGAACTGGAACCCCGCTGGCGTCACCTGGGGCGACGCGCCGATCACGATTTAGAGGACACTCACCATGCCCAAGACCCTGACCGCCGTAGACGCGTTCCTGACCAGCTTGCCGTCGTTCCCGATCAGCGGCAATGCGGAACCGCTGTCCATTGACAACCTCGAGCCGACGTTTCAACGCCTCTTAAACAACACCTTGCACCTGCACAACCGCACCTCGAGCCTCGAGAGCGGCGTGCGGCGCATCCGCCAGGTCGCGGGCATCGCCAACCTCTCGAGCCTGAGCATCGTTGATGGCGAAGAGATCTTCGTCTCGCGCATCGGCATCTACGAGTACGTCGCGGGCAGCAGCACCACGGCGGACGGCTTGTGGATCGTCAACGGTCCGGGTGGCGTGGGGCGGTACTTCCATGAGTTGGCGGACACCAAGGGCGCGAACAACGGACTGGCAACCCTCACGTCGGCGGGAAGAGTCGCGCAGAACCCAGTGGATGGCAGCATCGTCACCGCGCACCTTGCTGATGCAAGTGTCACCAGCGCGAAAATTGCGGACGGCGCTGTCGGAAGCCCCAAACTCGCCGCGGGCTCGGTGATCGCGCATCTTGGATACACTCCTGTAAACCGTATCGGCGACACAATGACAGGCACGTTGTTCGGCACGCAATTCGTCACACGGCTTGGCACGGGCAATGTGGACGTGGTGCTGCAAACAGCGGGTGGGTCAACACGTTGGGGCATTTACAAGGAAGTAACCGAAGCTGCTGGAGACATCGGAAACGACCTCTGGGTTAATCGCTACAGCAACACTCAAGTTCTGCTCGGCACACCTGTCAAAATCAGACGTTCCGACGGATTGGTCACGCTCGAGAACGCACTCACTGTAGGGGGATTGAGCACGTTCAACGGCGGATTCTCGGGTACGTCGGGCATTCTGTCCGGCGCGCTCAACTTGGACAGCGCCCCTGGAGCCATCAAAGTTGCCCTGCGCACGGCGGCGGGCAACCAACGCTGGGTCATGGCATTGGAAAACTCGGAAGCTGGCGGCAACATCGGAAACGATTGGGCACTGTTACGCTATGACAATACGAACGCGTTTTTGTCGCGCCCAATCCGCATTCCCCGCAACACGGGCATCCCTGTCTTCGACGCGGGTTTCTCTTCCCCCGGCGTTCCAACGTTCGACGCTGGTGGCATTGCCGCACAGTTTCGCGCGTCAGCAGCAAACAACTTCGTCGGGGTCGGCCTTTACGGTGACAACTCGAATTTGACCACGCGTCACGCGTACATCGGACAGCCCTCGCCAGGCGTGCGTGACCTCGTGATTCTCAATGACGTGCTAAACGCGAATATCTCGCTAAGCACGACAGGCACAGGCGTTGTGCAGGTCAATGGAAATACGATTTGGCACGCGGGAAACTTCACGCCTTCAAACTACGCGACCTTGGCGGGCACACCAAACTTCACTGGCACACCGACGATTCAAGGGCAAACCATCTGGCGCTCTGGTAACTTCGATCCCTCTAGCTACCTGACCACGGCCACAGCGGCGAGCACCTACGTCGCTTTGACCGGCGCGCAAACCGTCGCTGGCGTGAAAAACTTTTCCTCGATACCTACTATCTCCAGTCAGCCGGTCCCGCGTCGTACTGGCTCCGTATCAACGACGACGAGTGCATTCTCGATCCCGGCGAACGGTCAAGTCTCAACAACCATTGCACTAGGTGTTTCGGCAGGCACGGGAAGCATGTTGTGCATCAACAGACTGTCAGCCCAGTCATTGAATTCGGCCGACCAACTCGCTCTAAGAGCATGGGCATGGACTGGTACTGATCTCACTGTGATCGTGTCGAATCTTCGCTCGGTAGCGACTGGAACCGATGTGCAAGTCACCCTGGAATGCGAAATCCTCAAATACAACTGAGTTTCAAGGTTTCACGTCTCGAGGGTTTGGGATACACGGCGCGTCGTACAACAGGGGATTGAACGACTCGCCGCAGGCGACTGTGTAGGCTCGAGCAAACGCCTCCGCGAATCCTTCGTGCGGGCTCGAGTAATACTCTCCAAACGCTGCACCCTCATCATGCCAACCGTTGTGCGTCCAACCAAGCTCGAGCCGGTCCAGGCAGTGTCCTACTTCGTGCGCCACGATGTGCCCGAAGGCAGGTGTCGGCAAGTAATTGCGATGCACATGAACAATGCACTCACCGACCGTTGTCGCAAAGCCGCTCATGTCAGCGGGTCCACCCGTGTACAGCTTGAGCGTGATCGAGTGCCCACGAACCCGTAATTGCGACTGCTCTCCGGTCAATCGCACAGACATGAACGCCAGTTGATTGCATGAAGCGAGCACACAAACCAGTAATGCACCAATGATAATTTTCATGTCGTAGCGCCTCCAAGCGCTGCCAGCCCCTCGGACGTGCCACCGTCGCGGGGGGCGCTTACTGCCGAGCAGTGTACACGCTCAAAGCAGCTTGCTTGGTGCGAGCGTCACGCAAGTGACCTGAAACGATTCAGCACGCATTCAGGTTTTTTACCGTGTGCGCGTGAACGTCACTGGACTTGACCCGTACACCGAAGCCGCCACCGACGCGCTCGCTGCGGACGTGGGGCAATACGCCAAGACCAACGCGTTACTGCTCGCGGAAGTGCGCGGGTTGCAAGCGCGACTGGGTGCGTCCGAAGCCGCCCGCGCCGACCAAGCCCTCGAGATCGAGGTGCTGCGCGACGGCTTGAGCAAGGAGGACCTCGACGCGGTCGCTGCGGAACTCACCAAGCGCCGCGAGGCTCGAGACGCCGCTCAACGTCAGGCGGTGACGCCCAGTGCCCAGCCGCAATGAAGCCGACCTGCACCCCGCGCTGCAAGAAGTCTGGCGCGAAGGTCAGCGCTTGGCCAAAGCGGAGTTGAACACCGACATCTTCTTGACTTGCACGCACCGCAGCAACGAAGAGCAGGGGCAGTTGTGGTTGATCGGACGCGACGGTCCGAACGACGACCGCCCGACGGTCACCAACGCGCGACCGGGGCAAAGCGCGCACAACGTCGCCCCGCCCGAAGGCGCGCACGCCTTCGACTTCGGTGTCTACAACAGCGCGGGTCGCCCGACGTGGGAAGTCAGCCGCTTCATCGCCGTCGCCGCGATCTTCCGACGCTTGGGCGCGGATTGCGGCGCGTTCTGGGAGGACTTCACCGACCCGCCGCACGTGCAAATGCCCGGTTGGAGGATCGGCAAGACCTACGGACCGAACTTCCGCTTCATGCCCAGAGGCGTGAAGGCGCGTCCGACGCTCGAGCGCAAACCCATGCCGAAATTCGTGCGCGTCATGCGCGCGAGTGACAACGCGGAACTCACGACGGGGACCTTGATCGCGGACAAGGTGTACCTCGACGAAAACGACCTCAAACGCATCCGCGACGCCAAGGAGTCCACATGACCACCGCCTTCCAGCAGGATTTCATCGCGCCCGCCCTGGATATTGTCAGCGTGCTCGAGAACGAAGCCGTTCCGGGGCCGGAGAAGCTCGTCAAGGTCGAGGACAACCTCGTCGTGGTGTTCGAGGCGGGCGACGACCTCGCGGTCAGCGTCCTGCCGCCCGTGGTGCGCGAGATCGCGCATTTCGCGGTGGACAACCCGGTCGTAGACAACTGGCAACGCGTGCTCGTCGCGCGCCCCGTCGCTGAGATCGTCGTGCAGGTGTACAAGGCGGCGACCGGCGCGCTCGAGACCGCCAGCGACTTCGTGAAAGGCATCGTCATGCCCGCCCGCGCGGTCATCGTGGAACTCGCCAGCGATACGCAAATGACCGGCGCGGAGAAGCGCGCGGCACTCGAGGCGCGCATCCTCGCGGTGCTCGAAGGCATTGAAAACATCGTGGATTTCCTGCCCGGCGGCTTGCGCGACTTCGCGCGGGTGCTGCTCTCGAGCGAGATCGTCAGCAACATCCGCAAAACCATTGCCGGGTTCCTCGGCGAAGTGCTCTACCAAGTCTGGGCGTTCCTGCACGCCCACCCCAGCGCGCCCGCCGCCGCGTTCGCGCAGTAAGCCCCTGACCCCTCACTCCCAGGTGACGCCCGGTGACGCAGTGTGAGCCAACAACAACCCCCCAAGGCGACGCGCAAGCGCCGCGCGAAAACACGTCCCCGACCGCACTGGGCTTGGTATCAAACGATCATCGCCGTCGTCGCCTTCGCCTCGAGCATCGCCATGCTCGCCCTGCTCACCGACTTCCTCGTGTCCGGGCGCGACGTGCCCGAGCGCTTGCTGGAACTGCTGCGCGCGTTCCTGACCCTGGTCGGTACAGCTTTGGGCGCGGCACTCGGGGCGCGCACCGTAGCGAGTTTCGGCAAGAAGGACAAAGATGAACCTGACGCTGGCCATTGAACTGCTGATGCTGTTCGCCGCACCGATCACAGCGGTGTACGCGACCTACCGGGTGTTCATCGCACTCGTCGGACGGTTTAGGCCGTGGGAGATCGGCTTGCCCGGTTTCGGCGGGGCGGTGTGGTTGTTCAGCCAAGCGGTTCACGGCGTGGAGTTGTACCTGCGCTCGCAGGGCGACATTGATTACGCCCTAGGGATGGTCGGAATCATGCTGATGCTCACCCCGAAGGTGGTGGGGATGTTCCGGGCGGCGCAGGGCAATGGCGGATAAGCCCGTCACGTTGAAGCGTCAACCCGCCCGCTTGGACCTCGAGGTCTACGCGGGCGACAGCTTCCCGTTCGAGATGACCGTGCCGATGGACTTGAATGGGTACTCGGTGCGGGTGCAGGCGCGCCGCGACAGCACCTCGAGCGCGCTGTGGAGCTTCAGCACGGTCAACGCTCGAGTCACCGTGTCGCAAGTCGCGGTGAACCCGGTGAAGTACAAGGTCGCCTTCACGGTCAACCCCACGGAAACCCGACTGGTCGGGGACGGACTCGCGTGGGACATGCAACTCGAGGCTCCGAACGGCGACACGCGCACGTGGTTGTGGGGCGAAGTGCGCAGCAAGGGAGATTACGCCCGTGCCTGACATCACCGTCAACACCGTGATGATCGAGGCCGTCATTGACGGTCAGACGGTGCTTGTGCCCGTGGAAGTCGGCATTCAGGGCCCGCCGGGCGGCGGTGCGAACCTCGGTGCGGCGTACAAAGGCGTGTACTCGAGCGCGACCGCTTACATCGGCGGGGATGTCGTCACGCTGGGCGGCTCGAGCTATGTGGCGCTCGCGCCGACGCAGGGCGTCGCACCACCGGCCGCACCGTGGGGCGTGCTGGTTTTGAAGGGCGATGCTGGCCCGCAAGGGGCGACGGGCGCGACAGGTCCGCAAGGGGCGACCGGAGCGCAAGGGCCTGCGGGAGCGACGGGGGCTCAGGGCGCGCAAGGGCTTCAAGGCGTCCAGGGACCGCAAGGCAACCCCGGACCGCAAGGACCCACGGGCGCACCCGGCTCGAGCATTCGCAGCGGCTCGGGCAACCCGAGCAACGCCCTGGGCGCTGACGGCGACCTGTACGTCAACACCACGAGCGGCGACGTGTTCAAACGCGCTTCGGGCGTGTACGCCCTGGACGGCAACATTCGCGGCCCGGCGGGCGCGACGGGCCCAGCGGGGGCGACCGGCGCGACTGGGGCCGCCGGTCCGACCGGGGCCACAGGCGCACAGGGCAACCCTGGAACGCCGGGCAGCGTGTGGCGCTCGAGCGCCGCAAACCCGAGCAACGCCACGGGCGCGGACGGTGATTACCACCTGAACACCTCGAGCGGCGATGTATTCCGGCGTGTGTCCGGCGTGTACACGCTCGAGGGCAACATTCGAGGACCGCAAGGGGCGACGGGAGCAGCGGGCGCGACCGGCTCGCAAGGCGTTCAGGGCGCGCAGGGCAACCCCGGCGCACCGGGTTCCGTGTGGCGCAGTGGCGCAGCAGCGCCCAGCAACGGCACGGGCATTGACGGCGATTACTACCTGAATACGACCACGGGCGATGTCTCACTGCGCTCGAGCGGTGTGTACAACGTCGTTGGGAACATCCGAGGACCACAGGGGGCGACCGGAGCCACCGGCGGCACGGGGGCCACCGGCGCAACAGGTGCAGCGGGAGCACCCGGATCGGTGTGGCGCAACGGCTCGGGTGTGCCGAGCAACGCCACAGGCATAGACGGTGACTACTACCTGGACGGTGCGGCGGGCGATGTCTACCGACGTAACAGCGGGACGTACAGCATCGTCGCCAACGTTCGCGGGCCCACGGGCGCAACCGGGGCTCAGGGCTTGCAAGGGAACACGGGAGCGCCGGGCAGCGTATGGCGCAACGGCGCAGGCGCACCCGTCAACGCCACGGGGGTGGACGGCGATTACTGGTTGAACACATCAACCGGCGATGTCTCGCAACGTTCAAGCGGCGTGTACACGGTGATCGGTAACATCCGAGGGCCGCAGGGTGCGACAGGAGCGACCGGCGCTCAAGGTCTCCAAGGCAACCCGGGCGCGGCAGGCGCGAACGGAACCAACGGCGCGACCTGGCGCACGGGCAGCGGTGTGCCGAGCAACGCCCTCGGTGTGGACGGCGACCTCTACCTCGAGACTGCGAGCGCCGACGTGTACCGCCGTTCAAGCGGTGCGTATTCGGTGATCGCCAACATTCGCGGTGCGACGGGGGCGACCGGCGCGCAGGGAGTTCAAGGCAATCCAGGCGCGACCGGAGCAACAGGCGCAGCGGGTGCTCCTGGATCGGTCTGGCGCACTGGTGCAGGCGCGCCCTCGAATGCCCTTGGTGTGGACGGGGATTACTACCTCAACAGCACCAACGGCGACGTGCATCTGCGCTCGAGCGGGGCGTATGCCGTGGTCGCTAACATTCGCGGGCCACAAGGTGCGGCGGGTGGCGGCGGGGGCAGCTCGTGGACGGAGACCGAGGTGGACTTCGGCTATCCGCCGGTCGCGCAGAAAACCGTGAACCTCGCCGATGCCGCGATCACCGCGAACAGCACCATCGTCGTCGTGCGGAGCGGCAAGCAGCCCACCGGAAAAGGCACTGACGAGCACGAGATGGAGCCGTTGATCCTCGCGGCTCGAGCCACGGGCGCGGGGCAGATGCGCGTGAGCGCCACCGCGCACAGCGGCAAGATCGGCGGCCGCGTGCGGATCGCGTATCAGGTTGTGGGCTAGGAGGCGTATGGAACAAGAATATGAAGTACTCAGCGTCCCGGACACATTCGGGGTCATCGGTCCTGGAATCCACAGCGGCACGCCCGAGGAAATCGAGGGTCTACGCAGGCTTGGAGCGGTGCTGCGCGTGCGTCCCCGCGTGCGGATGCTGACCGCGCTCGAGCACAAGGGCGTGCGGTACGAACCGGGCGACGAACGCTGCTTCGATCCCGACATGGTGCGGGCACTCGTCGCGTCCGGCACGGCGGAGGTCATCTAATGGCAACCCTCGAGAAACCCAGCGGCGCAGAGCTTCGCCCGCGCGAGGATATGGTAATTACCGGCAACCTCGCCGCGCTCAACGCTGAGATCATTCTCGGCGTCGAGGGCGGCTCGGTCGCGGTGATTGACCTGCGCGGCGCGTTCGTCCTGACCGTGACGCTCAGCGGCACGCGCGACGGTGTGAACTGGCTGGACATCCCGGTCATTCAGGAGGGCGGCGGTCAGTGGCTCGCCTCGATCACGGCGGTCGGGCTGTACGTGGCGCGCGTCGGCGGCTTCCTCCAGGTTCGTGCGCGCGTCACCGCGTACACCTCGGGCGCTGCTGCCACAGCGCTGGGCACGAGCTTGAGCACGATTGACCTCATCAACGCCCTGCGCCTCGAGCCTGCGACGCTCTTGGTGACGACCTACGGCACGGCGAACACAGCCACGACCTTGACCATCCCAGCGGCAGGCGCGGGCTTGTTTCACCAGTTGACCAAGTTGATCGTGCGCGCGTTCAACGAATCCGCCTCTGCGATTGCCGCGTCCGCCGTGCTCAATATCACCACCGGCAACCTGCCGGGCACGCTGAACTTCCGTGCGAGCAACGACTTCCCCGCGTGGGCGATGCGTGAGTTGGTGCGCTTGGACTTCGACGCTGCACCACTACGCTCGAGCGCCGCGAACACCAATACCACGGTGCTCGTGCCTGCGCTTGGGGCGGGCGTGCGCGCCGAGATTTTAGCCGTCTACAAAGTCGGTCGCTGAAAGCGGCTTACTCGCAACGATCACCACGGATGGCGGTGTAACCGGGCGAGAAGATGTTGGTCAGATCCCCGGTCGCCATCACGCACGACCCCTTGAAAAACCCAGCGCCCACGCGGAAGTACTTCGCGGCGGGCGCTTCCTTTGCCAGGGTGACGCTCGAGGTTCCAACCACGTCGCGCACGGCGATGCGGGGGTTGCTCAGGCTAATCCACCAGTTGCGCTTGGGGTTGATCTTCCATGTCGTCACCGTGACCAGTTCGGAGAACTTGAACGTGTAGGCGACGGTGTTGGTCTCACTGGTGCTCGAGTACTGCGAGGGCTTGAACGCCTTCGCGGGAACGCCGGAGCGCACGAGTTGCTCGAGGATCGCGCTGGGCTTGTCGGCAGCGCTGGCGGTGAGGGCGAGGGTCAAGGCGAGTGCGATGAAGTGTTTCACCGCTCGAGGGTACGGGCTGGGTGCGGCGCGACGTGTGCAAATTGAGCAGAAATTTACCCACGTCGCCCTGACGTGGGTAAATCGTTCCCATGTTGTTCAACCGACGAGGTTGAACAGTTCGTTCACCCTTGCCTTGAGCGCTTCAGCAGCCTCGAGGCGGTCCACACCCCGAGCGCCCTGGTACTCGAGGTGCAGGTCAATCACGTCGGACCAACCGAGTGCAGCGACTTCCAACGCGCCCGAATCCTTGAGCAGCCGGTAGATGCGGTCGGCTTTGTCCTCGAGCGCGCTGAGACCCCACAGACCGTCTTGCCCGCCAACTCGAGCCATCGCGGTCTCGAGGTTTTCGCGTTCGAGCAAGAAAATGAATCCGGTGCTTGGGAATTCGCCGGGAAGGAGCATCACGCGTCGCGCCTTCCCTGGCGCGATAGTCTTTGGATCCCATGTTTCACTGACAACCTGGAATTCCTCCCACAGCGCGATGCGGTTTCCTCGCCACGGGAAATGCTCGATCAAGGTGACTGGAATGCTCATGAACAACCATTGCTGCTGCACTTGAGTTCGAGCCAGGTACAACCCAGCACTTTCTCCAAGACCCTTGCGAACATCTTGCAAAGCAACAGGATGCAAATACAGCCCGGCGACCTTTGCGGGGCTGATGGAACGTAGGACGTGCATCTCGCGCAGCAGCGCACGGTACGTCAGCTTAGCCATTGCCTTCCAACTCGCGCAGCGCCCGTTGCGCCGCCTCAAGGTGCTGACGGTGCGTCTCGAGGATGAGGAGATCGCCAGGACGGGTACTGCGGCGCTTGGCGCGCACGACCGCGCGGGCGTGCCGGATGCGGCGCTCGAGGCGCTGCACGGCGTAGGCTTTGGAGTTGTCACCCCTGGGCTTGTTCACGGTAACCGTCCAATGCGTGCTCCGGCGCGGAAGAAAAAGAACAGCGGCCACAGCAGGAACATCATAATGACCCTGACCGGGGTCATCATCCACGGCTGGCGCTCGCTCGAGTACCCGATGAAGGCGACGGCGAAAATGCACCAGAGGAGAAGGGCGGCGATGATCTGTTCTACGGTCATGGAAGCTCCTTGGGGAAGTTGAGGATGGCGAACGCGCCGTGAAGTTGCGCGGCGCGCTGGTCGTAAGCTCGAGCGGCGTCCTCGGGGCGGTCGAAGCTGCCCAGTCCGACGTAGCGCCCGCCCTCGCGGATACGGGCGCGATACCGACCGCTCTTGCCGCCGGTCGGGTACACGCCTCGGTAGGGAATGCCGCTCGAGCGCGGGGGAGACAAGCGGTACACGGCGTTCTGCGCGGCGGTGCAGGGGCGAAGGTTGGCGCGTTGGCAGTTCAAACCGTTGTGATCGCGGTGATCTACCGCTTGGGCGCTCGAGAGCGCGCCGAGTACTTCGCGGTGCAGGTAAACCTTGAACGACTTGCCCGCGCGTCGCACGAAGCGGTAGGCGTAGGTCGTGTGTGAGCGTCGCTCGAAGCTCCAGCGGAAGCGTGCGAGCCGTGCGTGGTCTTGTTCGTCCACGAGGGCGTGCAAGCCGCTCGAGAGTGGGTGCAGGGCGAGGCGCTTCATCGCCTGACCACCGGGGCGCTGTCGTTGAACAACCGAATCCAGGCGTCGGCGTTGCCGACGGTGATGTCGGAGTCAACGGACTGCGTGAACCCGCCGAAATTGGTGAAAAACCGGACCGCGACTTCTTCTTGCCCTCGAGCGACGAATGTGAACTTGTTGCCGTAAGCAGTAACGTTGAGGAGCCAGCAATCGAAACCCTCGAGCTTCTCGCCTCGCTCCACGATCTTGGCGTGCAGCGCGACGAGTTCCTGGCGCATCTCGTCGTAGGTCATGGCGTGCTGCTCCGCACGTACTCCTGGTACGCGCCCAGGGCTTGCAGCCAGGCTTTGAGCCGCGCAATCGGCAGTTGCACGGGAACGGCTCGAATCCCGGCGTAGATGATGCGGATGGGGTTGCCCTCGAGCTGCTCGAGCCAGCGGTTCATGGCACGGCGCAGTTCTTCGAGTTGAGCCGCGCCGCTGGTGTTCTCGATGATGATGAGCGCGTTCAGCACGTCGGTCGGGTGGACGGGCAACGGCGAGACCAGCGTGCCCCACACGTAACCCAGGGCGTCGAATTGGGGCTTTGAGGCTTGCCTTGGCAAAACGAACATTCAACCTCCTCCTTGCAGTGCGGTGATCAGGTCGGCGTAACTCACGGGCGGCACGGGTCTCGAGGGCAAAAGAAAGTCGGCGTCCAGGTGCGCGAGGTCGGTCACGGTGTCCGCGAGGGCGTGCGCGGACCACTCGCACAAGTTCAGGCTCGAGCCGTAGAAACCCAGGAAGACGTGGAACACGGCGCTGTCTTCGAGGACGGGGTGCGCGTGGGCTTCGACCAGGAAGCACGTCGGGTACTCGAAGCGCTTGAGCTTGGCCATTGCCTCGAGCACCGTGGCTTTGAACGGTTGGCTGGGACGGATCAGGTCGGCGATGCGCTCGAGCTTGTCGGACGAAGCGGTTTGCAGCCGGGCGCTGAGGTTCCAGTCCACCGGGACGGAGCGTGATTCGTGGACGACGTGGTTCATTCCTGCTCTGCTTTCTGCGCCGCCTCTTGGCGCTGGCGGTGCTGTACGCGCGCCCGCAATTCCTCGAGCGTGATCGGGCGCGGCGGTCGAGGGCGGGCGTAAAACACGCGGTCGGCGATGGCGATGCGTTCGCGGGCGGTCATCCTAGTCCCCTATTCCCCTAGGATTTTTGTCGAGCGAACGCCGCCCTTGATGCCTTTACCCGCGCCCCACGGCGCGATGGTCAGAGTGGGCAGGTCGCGGCGTGGCGGTGGAAACCTGACGGTCTCGAGCGGCGTTCCCGCATCTACCCAGATGCCGCGCGCGGTGTCGTCGCCGGGGGTCACGAAGACCTTGGAGCCGTCTTTGCTCAAGCGTTTGATTGTCGGAATGTCTGACATAGGTTCTCCTTTGGTTAAAAGTATATTGGTTTTAGCCTATATAATCAAGCGGTATTCTGACACCCTCGAGAGGACAGCGCATGACGAAACGCAAAAGCGCGAGGACACGCAAGCGGCGCGGCGACAACGAGGGCACGCAAGCGTACTGGAACGCGTCCAAAGGCTGCTATCAGATCAATGTCTCGCTCGGACGCGGCGAGGACGGACGGGCGATCCGGCGCAGCATCTACGGCGCGACCGAGGAAGAGGTCCAACTCAAACGCAACGAGATGCTCGCCCGGTACGGGCACGGGACGCTTGCCGACCCCGACACCGTGACCCTGGGCGCGTGGCTGGACCGCTGGCTGGCAATGCAGCGCGCGCACTGGGAACCCACCACCCTGGACAACGCCACGCACGTCCTCAAAACCCTCGGCGCGGGCTTGCGGAACATGCGCTTGCAGGATGTCAAACGCGCTCACATGCGCGCGCTCGAGCTACGCCTCACCGAAGACGGCTACAGCCTCAGCACGCGCTCCAAGGTCTTCGGGTACACCCGCGCCGCCCTGAACGAAGCCATCGAGCAGGAATTGATCTACAGCAACCCGACGCAGGGTATTCGCCTGCGCGCCAGTCAAGCCGAAAAGCAGGCTCGAGCCGATCCGGTGAAAAAAGCGCTGACCGACGAGCAGATGAACACGTTTCTCGAGTACGCTGAAGGCAGCCAGTACTACGCGTTGTTCTACACGATGTTCTCGCTCAGCTTGCGGGTCGGTGAAGCGCTCGGGTTGCGTTGGTCGGACATTGACGCCGCGCGCAAATTCGTCTACCTGCGCCAGCAGGTGCGCGTGGTGGAAAACCGCCCCCAGGTCGGACCGCTCAAGACCGAGGGCAGCGTCTTTGACATGCCGTGCAGCCAGGACCTGCTGGACGTGCTCGAGGCGCGACGGCTCCAGCAAGCCGCGGACCGCGCGAGCGCCAAAGAAGCCTGGACGGACAACGGGCTGGTCTTTACCACCACGCTCGGCACGCTGATTCACCGTAACAACGTCAACCGCAGCATCCGGGCGATCATCGCCCTGATAGACGCTGACCTGGCAAAGCTGCCCCAGGCGAACGGCAAGCGCCTGACCTTCAAACAGTTCACGAGTCACGCGGCGCGGCACACGGGCATCTCGAGTTGGCGGCGCGACGGGATGTCCCTCGAGCTTGCCCAGACCCTCGCCCGGCACACCGACTCGCGCACGACGCTGGGCTACCGCAGCGTGTTCCCCGATGAAATCCGCGAAGCGCTGCCCAGCCTCGAGCGTCGGCGTCGGCGCGCATCGGCGTGA